AGATCATGCCTAGTCTCGTGGGCTCGGAGATGTGTATAAGAGACAGTATATATATTATATATAGTAGTTTTTGATTAATTCTTTGAAAGAGGGTGCAGGGAGGAAACTTTCTTATTAAACTTTTAAGTCGAATTTTTGGAAAATTGAGATAAAAATTAGTACCTTTGTGGCGGTAATAATTACGCCTGTAATGAGGCGATAAACAGTGGTAATAATGACATATTTTGAAACGAGAGTCACCTACGACAGGGAGACGGATGGCGGGTCAGTGAAGCGAGTGACCGACGTATTCCTTGTGGATGCGGTGAGCTTCACCGAGGCCGAGGCGAGGACGATAGACAATGTATCGTCGTATATGAGCAGTGAGTACCATGTGTGCGCGGTGAAGCGCAGCAGGATAGACGATGTGGTAAATGCCGAGGCGCCGAGATACTATCAGGTGAGGTATGGTATAATCAGTGTGGACGAAAAGACCGGAGCAGAGAATCGCACGATGGTTCAGACACTGGTAGGTGCCGAGGATTTCCTTGATGCGGTGGTCGAGTTCCAGGATTACATGAAAGGGCGCGTGGCCGATTACGACATAGTGAGTGTGTCCGAGAGCGATGTGGAGGATGTGATACTGCTAAATGACCGGGCATCATGAAAGCGTTTATAAAGGCCGGGTCTGTGTTGCTGATGTTTGCTATTGGCAATCGGGTGTACAACCATGATACGGCATGGGGGAGGCATTGCGATAATGGCGATTGCGGCAATCCCATTGTGTTCGCGTACGATTTTGAGCTGATTAAATAATACGAACTATGTTTGGAAGCAATAACATAAAGAACATCGGGCAAAATATAAAGGAGGCGACATTGGAACACACGACCCCGGAATATGTGGAGTTTATGCGAGGACTCTCCGTATGGGCAGAGAACGAGGCCAATGTAGCTGAGTATGAACCCGACATTGAGATGGGCGAATGACACGAAAACATTTCAAGATACGCGCCAAGGAGCGCACGACCGGGCAGATAGTAACGCCCGACTTCATTACGATTACAAAATAACAAATGAGGGTATGGGCGTTGGTTGGTGCGTCCGCACCCATTTTCCAAAGATATGCGATACACGAAAGACAATCCGTTACGTTGCTTTTTTGCATTTGAGGGATACAATAGTCAGGGGCTTGCGCTGCGCCGGTTGGCCGAATCGTTTCCCGGATTCGCGTGGGAGTGCGTCGGACGAAGTGAGATAGATGCCGATGCGATAAGAGCCGCAGATTTGCTGTTCCCCGAATCCGCAGGAAAGAATTACGGCTCGATATGCGATGTTGATTGGGATACTGTACCCGATATAGATTTGTTCACGTGGAGCTTTCCATGTACGGCGATAAGTTCAGCTGGAAAGCAGAAAGGACTGACTGAGGGCAGCGGAACGGCATCATCATTGTTGTGGCATTGCTTTAAGGCGTTTGAGAAAAAGCGGCCGAAGTATTTGCTGATGGAGAATGTAAAAGCACTGATGCAAAAGAAATTTGCAGGTGAGTTTTGCAAAATACTGCGCCGATTAGAGGATTTAGGATATAAGAACTTCTATCAAGTGTTGAACGCCACCGACTACGGCATACCGCAGAATCGTGAGCGCGTCTTTATGCTAAGTATTCTTGGGGGGCAAAGTTACAACTTTCCATTGCCGTATCCCTTAGAAAAAAAGCTGCGCGATGTGTTAGAGGAAAACATAGACGAGAGTTATTATCTCAAAGATGATAGAGTGCAAAGCATATTGGATCATTGTGAACGAAAGCAGGCCGAGGGATGTGGATTTAAGCCTAACTTCACCCCCCCAGTCAGTTAGCGGAACAATAACATGTAAATATGGAGGCCGTCAAACCGACCCGTATGTGATACATGAATAAACGACTGCAAAGCATGATAGATAATGCCCTGATACCCAATAGGGGGGTATGGATAGACGCATATAACCAATCAATTATGGAAGATAAAGCAGGTGCTATAACAACAAAGGTGAGTGGACAAAAATTTATGCCAAAGCAGAAAAATGGGCATTTTCCTGAGATTGCAGTATTAGAGATTATGAAACAACAATGTGTGCAGGTAGCGCAAATGTACGACATCCAGCAAAACCCCATGAATGGACGCGTTTATGATGTGAATGGCGTCGCGCCAACTCTGCGGACGCCTACCGGTGGGCTGTCCGAGCCGAAGATTATAGGATATACAAGTGACAAGTATGGTATTGTGGAGAATTATCATGCAAAGGCCGTGGCTGGTGTAATACATACGTCGAGCGGGTCGGGCGGCAATACCGACCAATATGTGTTGGAAAAGCGATACCGCATACGCAAACTGACCGAGCGCGAGGTGTTCAGGCTGATGGACGTAGACGATGCCGACATTGACAAAATACTTGACGCGAAGATTGAGGTTAGAGGCAAGGAGAAACGAGCCATAAGCAAGAGCGCCTGTTACAGATTAGCTGGTAACTCAATATGCGTAGGAGTGATGTTTCACATATTCCGAACACTGTTTATAGATAATCAACCCGAAAACGAATACAAACCAAAACAATTAGAGTTATTCTGATGACAAACGTAGAAATGTTCAGGACATTGGCTAATGAAATGGCCGACCTGTACGAAAAGAAAAATGCGGCATACGGCAATAGCTTTGGCCGCAGCGTCGAGAAATACGGCATAATAGCTGGGCTAACGCGACTATCCGACAAATTCAACCGTGCCGAGAATCTGATATTAGGTGCGAAGAATGACGTGGCCGATGAGGGTTTGGCCGATACCCTGATGGATATGGCTTCGTACAGCATCATGTTACTAATGGAATTACCGAAGGCGAAGCGATGATAGCATTAATCGTAAGGGCACTGGTGAATATTATAATACTTGTCGGTCTTATAGTCGTAAACTTAGATTTCTTGTTTAGATTCGGCAATCTGTGGTATCTGAACTTAGTAGCCGTCGTATTTGCAATGTACGTGGTTCAGAAAAACTACAATACAGCAATACGTATAGCCAAGCAATACGATACCCTAAACAACATAATGAAATGGAACTGAATACAGAAAAGAATATAACGATTGACGAATACCAAGAGCAAGCGATGACGACGTGCATGCCAACCTGCGATAATATCAGCTATATGTTGCTGAATATGGTTGGTGAGGTAGGCGAACTGGCCTCAAAGATAGCCAAGGCCATACGCAAGGGTCAGGCAGAGATACAAGATAACAAACTTGTATGGAAAGAACGACCCACCGCAGAGGGAGAATACAGACTACGGGCCGAGGCAGGCGATTGCCTGTGGCAGTTGTCCGGGATATGTCACGTGATGGGATGGCGATTGTCCGACGTGGGCCGAGAGAACTTGGCAAAATTAAAGAGCCGTCAGGAACGCGACGTGATAGACGGTTCAGGTGATATTCGATAATATCATACATTTTTTCTGCATGAAGTAATGTGATTAAAGTTGGTGTATGGCTTGCTTGTGAAAGTGAGCCATATTTTTTGTATTTAGAGAAAAAGTTTGTAACTTTGTACTGGCCTGATTGTGAAATTCGGCCAAAAGTGACAATATATATCTTCAAGACAATCACGTAGTGAGGCTGTTAAGAGTAACGCCTCACTTTTTATTTGCTTCTTTTGGAAAACCTCGGTAAGGCCCGTTTCATTAAGGAATACCGTCACTTGTTCCGGAGATGTGAAGTAATCACTGACCAAATGGATGTTGCCATAAGCGTCAATAGCTTTCTTCTTGTCTTTTGCTCTGACTGCAATAAGCACATCTAATACGGAGAACACTTTCGGATTCTCATCCCATAGACGTTTAACCGCCGCAGCCATATCTTCTTGACCAATCAGATAATTGAGCTGGTTGAGCTTTATTGAAATGGCTTCCACATTAGCGGCAACTTTTGGAAAATCCACATAATCCTTGAGCGAAAAGTGGGTTTCCTTCAATGGTTTCATGAAGTTTGAAAATCTGTCTGACATGGCTCTCCTTGATAGTTTTCATAATTTCTTATCAAGAGCTCTGTTAAAGTCCCACGTTTGGCAGCATTAGCATTAATGCACCTTTTAGCATAAACTCGTTCTATGAAGAAGTCTGCATAAAGTCTGTCAAAGAAATCATCTTCAACATTACGACCTTTGCAGTCCGAATTGCTGAGCATTGCATAACATCCTCCGGCTGAGAGGTCAGAAAAGAAATCCTTTAACCGAATCTGTTCATTATCGTCAAATGATTCCTTTACATAAGAATTAAAACTTGATGTGGCATCAAGAGGACGGTAAGGAGGGTCAAAATAGAAGAACGTGTATCCTTGGATATGTTCCGCGGTATAAGAGAAATCTCCATTCAATATCTCAACCTTCTGCAATAGTTCGCTGTCGGCAATAATCAAGTCTTCATCACATATAGTAGGATTGGAGTAACGTCCGAAAGGAACATTAAATCCACCCTTGGAATTTTCCCGATATAGACCATTAAAGCAAGTACGATTCAGGAATATCATATACGCGGCCTCTTCAACTCCTGTCAATGTCTTGTTGTTAAAATGATCTCTGATATCAAGATAGAGTTCCTTTTGCTTGTCATAATTCCCCAATGCCTTAAACTGATTTTGGAGATCATTTAAAGCATCTATTAATGAGTATGGCTCATCCCTTATAATGCTATAAGTTTTTATAAGATGGGGATTGATGTCATTGATTATGGCTCGCTTGATATTGGGGTATTTTTGTAGCATGTAGAACAGCATAGCTCCTCCGCCCACAAATGGTTCGATGTAGGTAACATCATCCTCGCCTCGAAATGTATTGGGCAGGAATGTGTCAATGGTAGGAAGTAATTGAGTCTTGCCTCCAGCCCATTTCAGAAAAGGCTTAGCCTTCGTTTTTGTCATAGTTTGTACTATCATTCAGTTACAAGCTAATAACGAAAAACTCCACGGTAGCATCTGAAGGCCGACCAATGCCGGTAACGACTACGATGGAGTTCTCAAAGTTCTTTCGGCTCTCACCGTATGTCTTTGTTGTGGTTATTTGGTCATTTTCATGATTGGCGTTACTCTCCTGCATACAAAATTACAAAGAATTTTTGACATGGCAATCGAATATGCTCAGAAAAACTTTGAGTTCCTCTATTTATTTGTGGGTGTCGCGAATAAACGCTATCTTTGCAATGTGAAAACTGACTTGTGGTGTAATGGTAGCACAACAGTTTTTGGTTCTGTTTGTTGGGGTTCGAGTCCCTGCGAGTCAACGACATGTATGCTTTAAATGTTTTGAGTGATTGTCGCGTTCCGAGTTTGACATTCGGGACGCGATTTTTATTGTAAATATTTGGATTTAGAGAGGTTAGAGGTTATCTTTGTGGCTAAAAAATGGATATGAGTGAAGCTGTTAAACATTCAAGTCATATAGACCCATACCCGCCCGAGGGCAATACGGTTGTGAAAAAGGCCGTATGGGATGAGCTTTTGGCGCGGACGGCGGCATATCCGAGTATGGAGGTGTTTGATGAGATAGTCGAGCAGATGCGCAAGTCGCTGTCCGAGATACTCGGTGTGGATGTGTATGACGCAGCCGTGCCAGAGATAAAGAAAGCATTGGAGCAGATAATCAATGCATCAGAGCCTACGCCAACAGTTGTTGCAAGTGGCGGTTCCAATCTTCTCTATGGTGGCGTTATGTCGATATACGCCAAGCCCGGCAATGTGTATGACGGCCGTAAGGGTAGGCGCATTGTTGGTGGCGATTTTGATGGTTTTATTGTTAAGATACCGCATGTTAAATACGGCCAATGGGTTTCTCTAAGCGAACAATTTCCGAACGGCACGTTTAACGATAAGCCCATAGGATTTACGACCAACGATGGGCTAAATATAGAATATGACGCCCAAACAAATGCGGTAAGAATAGTCGACGATGGTAGCGATGGAGCAGCAACAATATTTGTATTGTTGCAAAGCAATAGTTCTGAAAATCCATACTTGACGCACGATTCAGCAGGAAAGATAATATTCGCTCCAACCGGTCAATATTGTTTTGGCAAATTGGATGACAACTTATCCATCGTAGAATTTATTGATGGTGGCGAACTAAAAACTTACGCGAAAGCGAAGAACGCTGACGGCGAGTTGCTTGAATTACAGATACGCAAGCGCAACCATACAAAACAAAAAACAAGGTGGCGTAAGTGTATTAATATAACCAATAAGAGTGCTGGTGTTTGCAGAGTGCGCCGCATGAGAAGCACGGGCAAGCGTTCGGCATGGGCTTATTTTACATTTTACAGTAATACACCCGAAAAGAATAGTTTGGTTATCAAAAAAATATAAAAAGGTCACCTTCTCCACGAGGCCGAACTTATTCATCGACAGACGATACCAAATGAGAAGGTAACCTCGGCACAAAGATACAATATTTTTTTTAAATGGCAAACATAGATTACAATAAAGTTGCATCTGACGCAAAAGATGTATTCTCTCTGATAGCCGGCCTGCGGGATGTCGGGCGGCAGATACGCACATTGGCGATAGAGATGGGCGTTGAGGGGGCGGACATGGAGGATTCGTTGCCTTTAACGGACTTGCCCGCAGCGATGACGGAGAAATGGGAGCAGATGGCGGGCGACAAGGAATCGCTTGAAACGATGCTCGACGAATCGTTGCCGCAATTAGAAAACGAAGCGGCGGCTATGAATGGTATTCTGAAAAAGCTATTAGCCGATGTTAAAAAAGTCTTCTTGCATGGTGCTGAACCATTCGTTATTAATGACGGCACAACGATATTTTTGACTCCCGTTAAGCCCGATATGTCTGTTGTGGAGTATAATTCCGAGCAATATATAGACTATACGTTTAGGACTGATGAGGTAATGTTCCTTAAAAGCATAGATGTTATTGTTGCAAATATCGGATGGGGCGACGGGTGCATAGATGCGATAATGGAAACAGATTCAGGCGAATGGTTCGCCGAAGGATTGACGCCCGAACGAACAGACCGCGAGGCCCCGAACCGTTTTAGAATGACGATTGATGGTGGTTACTTGAGGCTTGAACCCGGCGACCACACATTGAGCGTTTATTATTACAGCCGTAATGTGCAGACCGTCGATAGGACAATGGGATTCGGCATGGCGTCGTTTAACCTTGAAAGGTATATATAATGACAACGGAAGAATACAAAGACAGAATAGACGATATAAACGTGGCCTATGCGAACGTCGTAGAGGATATGAAGTCGTTTATGACGCGGCTTTATGGTGTCGCGGATAGTGCGGGCATTGAGAACCCGACTCTGATGTCACCCGACGAGTTGTTGACCGAGTTAAATAAGCGGGTAATTATGTTGAATCGCAAGGATTTGGCGGAGATACGAGACGCCCGGTGACCACACATTGAGCGTTTATTATTACAGCCGTAATGTGCAGACCGTCGATAGGACAATGGGATTCGGCATGGCGTCGTTTAACCTTGAAAGGTATATATAATGACAACGGAAGAATACAAAGACAGAATAGACGATATAAACGTGGCCTATGCGAACGTCGTAGAGGATATGAAGTCGTTTATGACGCGGCTTTATGGTGTCGCGGATAGTGCGGGCATTGAGAACCCGACTCTGATGTCACCCGACGAGTTGTTGACCGAGTTAAATAAGCGGGTAATTATGTTGAATCGCAAGGATTTGGCGGAGATACGAGACGCCCTGCGCACCATCGGCTACAACGACACCGAGATTGAGCAATGCCTTGCCGACGTGCCCGACCTCACCATGGCCGACATCGACTACGCCCGCACCTTTGCCGAGGGCTGGAAGGTGGGCAAAAAGACCTACGGCACGCCCGACATCAACGACCTCAAGCTGCGCATCATGCCAAAGGTGGATTACAGCGAGGCAACCAGCGTCGCCTTCCTCTTCCAAAAGGCCACCAACCTCGAATACATCCCCACGCTCGACTGGCCAAAAGTCACGAAGGCGCCGTATGTGTTTTGGAAAACCGCAAAGTTAAAGCGATTCCCGCAAGTTAATGCCCCAGAGGCCGTGAATATCGCTGCTCTATATTGCATTTTCCTTGAACAAAAAGCCATAAGGCTTTTGCCGCCCGTAATCAGTCATCCGAAAGCAACCATCGTCGACAACCTCTTTGCATACCTGCCAGCGGCGGTATTTGATACATTACAGACGCTCGACCTTGACTTCAACAAGATAACCACCTCGCAAGTCATGTTCCAGCTATCCAGTGTAGAAGAATTTCTTATAACGGAATTTACAGCAGATAAAGTTGCTATCAATGGGTTGTATGCAAGCTGCATGAATATCCGCGGCGACCAAAGCCATGTGAAGTGGAATGTGCCACACGCGACTACAATTAACCTCATGTTCCATGCTACCCGCGCTACGGCCCTTGACCTCAGCGGCATCAAGACATCCGAGTGTACCGACTTCGACTTTCCGCTTACCGAGGCTCCAAACCTCAAATATCTTGACCTCAGCACATGGGATGTAAGTTCTGCCGAGTTAGCGCGTTCGATGATTGAGGGCTCAGGCTTCGAGGAGCTTGATTTCAGCCACAAGCATTTCCCTGCCGGATGTAACGTAGAAAATATCTTTGGTAGAGCCAAGTCGCTGCACAAGTTGATACTTACCGATGTGGACTTCTCACAGGTCGCGCAGTCATCAATGCGCGATGCGTATTTTTACGATAACCCGGCCCTCGAAACCATCATCGGCCCCGTAACGGGCTTTCACAGCAACGTAGACCTCGGCGCAGCCTCACGCCTCACCGCCGAGAGCGCAATGGTGATAATCAACGGCCTCGCCGAGGTCAACAGCTCCAGCGCCGCCACACTCACCCTCCACGCATCCGCATACAACCGCCTCACACCCGAACAGATAGCCGTCGCCACCTCCAAAGGCTGGCGCGTAGTCAAAAACGCATAATCAAACAAACCACAGCAATGAAACAGGAATCCTATACCACCACCGTACTGCGGGCCGAAGAAGGCCACGTACTCACCGAGGCCGCCGACGTCGACATCACTGCACGCACCCTCGCCACCGTGATAAGCCTCGGACGCGGCGACAGCCCCGACAACTACCGAGAGATAACCGCCGCCGAGGCCGACGCCCTCCGCGCCGAGCAGATAGCAGCCTTCGACCGCCTCGCCGCCGAGCGCCGCGCCCGCATCGAAGCCGCCGCAAATAACCCCGATATTCGGCCCTAAAAATCCTCAAAAAAATATGTGAGAAAAATTTGCAGTTACAAATAAAAGCACTAACTTTGCATTGTGACTGCGATGCTAAATAAGAAAGCCACATATATAATTAATAACGGATTAGATGAAGTTCCGATAGACATACGTCGCAGTCGTCTATCGGAACTTTGTATTTATCAAATGAAAAACGGCATGAGCGACGAAATTGTAGTTAAAACCGACGATGTACCCGCAGGGCTTAATATTTGGAGTTCCGTACCCGGATTTGAATTAGGGCAGCGTATGGCTGTTAGCCTTGCCAACAGTGACATTGTACCTTCAAATTATCACGGCAACGACAAAATAGGCAACTGTCTTTTGGCCCTCGATATGGCACAGCGTATGCAACTTAGTCCTCTAACGATAATGCAAAATCTTAACATTATTAAGGGCAAACCGTCGTTTGGTGCTACGTTCGTCATTTCGTTGGTGAATACTTGTGGCTTATTTAAAACGAAACTCCGATGGGAGGAAAAAGGAACGCCCAATACCGATGATTGGGGGTATCGTGCGTATGCAATCGACAAATACGGCGACAAGCTATATGGCGCATGGGTCACTATCAAGATGGCTAAAGATGACGGATGGTATAACCGCAACGACAAATGGAAGTCCATGCCCGAGCAAATGCTTATATATCGTGCTGCGGTATTCTTCCAGCGTCGCTATGCCCCCGAACTTACGCAGGGCTTCCACACGACCGAGGAGATTGAGGATATGCCCCCGCAGGCGGTGGATGTGCCGCGTCATGAGGTCGAGGAAGTCGAAATTCCCGATGACGCTACACCCGTAGAGCCTATTGTGGCCGAGCCGGTCGAAGAAGTGAAAGACGAACCTAAAAAGAAAATTGATTTAGACTTTTAACGGCGGCGGCAGGCATATTCAATGTCTGCCAATGTCGTTTAATCACTCTAAATATGAAAGATTCGCCCACCAGTTGCCGCTATTGCAAGTGGCGATTCAGAAAATTCGTAAATCGGAAATATACACACCATTGTATGTTGCAACCCGACTTTACAGACTTGCGAGTGTGGATATGTGAACAGAGAATTGAAACTTAGCGACCGCGAGTGGGTATGTCCCGAATGCGGCAAGGTAAACGACCGCGACCCCGACGCGGTATATTATAACGATAGTGCCGAATCGAATATAAAGGAGGTAGAGGTCTAAAAATGAGTGTATTGCATTGCATCGGGTCAAGCAGTCGTGGCAATGGTTATATAATCGACGCCGACGGCGATAGGCTTTTGTTGGAGTGTGGAGTGCATAAGGACTTGGTATTGTCTAAGCTCGATTGGAAAGTGGATGGCATTTCAGCCTTATGCAGCCACCGCCACAAAGACCATTCATTGTCTATCCCCACATTGCAAAAGTACTGCATCAATGTGTATTCCAATGAGGATGTTGCATTGGCCTACCCCGGAGTTGTAGCAATAAAGCCTCGTAAATTATATACGATAGGCAATTTCAGAGTGATGCCGTTAGTCGTTGAGCATAATGTACCAAATTATGCGTATGTAATCGACCATCCTAAAATCGGCAGAATTGTTTTTGCAACGGATTGCGTAGATTTTCCGTACAATATTAAGGACACAACGACCTTGATGCTTGAATGTAATTATACAATCGAATTGTTGCAGGCATCGGCTGAAAGTGGCGAAGCGGTCATAGCTGGCAACGAGCATCACATGGAAATTAAGCAATTTCTTAAAGTCGTGCGCAGACTAAATCAGCCATCGTTACAAAGAGTGGTGCTTTTGCACCTGTCAGACAGATTTAGCTGTGAGCATGATTATATAAAGCAGACAAAGGACATCGTAGGCGGAGTTGATGTGTATGCGGCCAACTGTGGCGTTGACATCCCTTTAGATAAGAGCGACTTTTGATATGACAGCCAACGATATTATAAATCAATTAAGATTACAGCACGACAAAAATCTATCCCTAATATTTGATGGTGCTTGCGAGGAATATCGCAAACGTTTATGCCATCAATGGAATCTTAATGTTTCAGATTCGTGGTGGATTCCATCAGACCGCATAGGTGAAACCCTTGCGCTAAATGACATGGAATATTCGCTTGGTATGGAGGATATTCGATTGCTCGTCGATTTGAATATTAAGTTTGAGGACTTTTGCGAATGGTGGAATTACAATCTGTCCGCGCAAAATCAAGTTAATTCGTATAATTGGTTTTTAAAAGGATTTAGACCCAAACTATGCAGATAAATATAACCCTTGAAGATGCGCTTAAAAAAGCATCGCCACAACTGCGAGAAAAGATGCAATATAGCGTAGACTTGTTGCGTAAAGCAGAACCATTAGCGTTGAGATATTCACCCGACGGATTTTATGTGGAACAAAAATTGCGTAAACGATTCAAACTAAGTAACAAATTTCATGTTTTTAAGTTTTATGGTGGTTGCTATTTGATGCAATTTTGCTAACTTTGTGGTATGAAAACGTATATAGGTATAGACCCCGGAGAAGAAGGCTTTTTAGCCGCCATAGGCGATAGCATCAGGAGCTACATAAGCATTAAAGATACACACCCATTAGACATTGCAAAATGGCTTGAAGAATTATCGCATGACGATTGTTTTGCGGCCATAGAGGATGTACATGCTTTATATGGAGCGTCTGCGGTAAGTACATTTAACTTCGGGTATTGCAAGGGGTGGCTTGTGGGCCTTCTGACTGCGTTGCAAATACCATATACGATGGTAGCCCCTAAAGATTGGCAAAGAGAAATATGGGAGCGGTGCGATAAGGTTATGGACGGAAATAAGGTCGTGACGAAAGCGACATCTATAAATTGTGCCAAACGATTATTCCCGTATGTAGACCTGCGCCGGACAGAAAAATGTAAGAATCCCGACCACAATAAAGCTGATTCATTACTTATATTAGAATACGCACGACGAAGGAACCTATGAAGCCAACATTACCAAGATTGACTGAAATAGCTGCAAAAGCGGTAAAGACGACCCCACGCAAGATTAGGGGTATTGCCAAAGAAGAATTAGTAATAGATGTCCGCGATGCTATCGTTTGGATAGCCGACAACTTCGGGTATAAAACAATCGACATTGCCGAAGAATTAAGATTGACGCCCAAAATGGTTGATAGACTTTGGCAGCAGGCTAAAACAAAACGTAGCATACCGCGTTTTGCTCGGGTATTAAGAAATGTGCGAATAGAACTGAAAATGAATGGATATGATATTGACATGACACCTACGAAGTCAACGCATAGTCCATTCCCCGAATATACGATTGCTGAACGTCGTGCAATGTATAATGCAATGAAATCAGCAAAAGCATTTATGAAGGGTTTTGGCAAAGGTAAAGTGCCGTTTGATTACGAGCATTTATATTTTCAGGGACGTAAGTTCCTATAAAGGTTTATGGGTTAATGATTGGGGCGACTTTTTGGCCGCCCCTAATTTTATACCATAATTTCTTCGGCGAAAAGCATTAACCATGCTTGTGTGTCGATGGGCTTAGGGCTTCCGTCATCATTAACAAACAGGTGCGTGTTAACCGTTTCATTTTTCATTGCTTCGGCCACAATATCTCCAAATGTCGATTCAGATAGTCCGCGTGGCGTAGCCCCACAGTCGGACGCGGCGAGTTTTTTAAGTGACTCTTGTTTAACGTTTTCGTCGGCATCTTCACCGTTAATATCAGCACTCGATTTATTAAACGATTCTAATGTTCGCTTGTAATATACACGGAGTAATATCACTTCGCTAAGACTTGCTGGCTGCAACGTAAATGCAGACACGTCAGATAGCAGGATGAGTTTCTTAAAGGCGTTATCGTATGTCATTCGTGGACTTCATTAAAGACGTTTTCTACAAAGTTATTTATAGCCGCGATGATTTGTTGCGATTCGTTAGTGGTGTTGAAATCGCATGACATCATATTAGTATCGTATCTGTTGAATGTAGCAAGATTGTTACCTTCTCTTGATACCCATCCGTTAGGGATGGTGGTTACTGCACCATTAGTTACGACTACATTAGCCTTAATGTCATAGTCACGCGCAGCGTCGCTCGAATTATCCACAAGGACAATCTGCGAAATAGTCTTGATTTTCTTTATTTTATCCATATTGCAAAGTTAGTCAAAAGTTATTGTTCTGCAAAGGCCGTGATGTCGTTTTCTGAAACGATTGTTTTGTTGCAGATTATGGCATCGCGAGTTTCGTCGTACCACATGCGAGCGCCGCCCCACCAACTTATGACCTTACCGTTAGGCATACTAAGACCGCGAGCTGTGATTTGGCCCTCTGCATTGATTCCATTGCAATAAAGCGACGCCATGACATTTTTTCCTTTTGCATCAACGCCATTAAAAGCAATGGTGTTAGCTGTGCCGCCTTGCAGCTGTATGCGTACAGATTCCGAACTGTTTATGCGATTTAACGAAAAATACGGCCAGTTGCCTGTAAGTTTCATAAAATCCGCCATTATGTGCATAGCATCGTCAGAGGTCTTGAACTCACGGCATATAACGCTTGTAGATGCGGTAATTGTTGTGGCATTAGTTAACGCGCCCGATATATTGCGCGTGCCGTCGAATGATTGGCCCCAAATAGACCTTGCTGTATGAAGTTTAGTGGCACTTGCGACATTTCCATCGGTAATGTCCGACAAATGCTTACCGTCGAGCATGTCTGCGTTTAGCCCTTTGCAAAGTCGATTATCCGCCATTGCAAAGGGTTTTGTGACGTATATATTATCATATGTCGCATTGTATGCCAAATCGGCCTTATAGTCAACATCAAGGAATATTGGATGTCCTTGTGTGCTTATTTGGCCGCATAAGAGGTCTGCTTCGGGGTATGTATTATTAGTGGCGTCATAGTATCGTAGCGCGATGCCCCTGCCGCCATCGGTAGAGCCAATCCTTGTTTGATATGTTCCACCGTATATGAATATTGTGGGATTGGTGCCTGTGCCAAATTCAAACTTCTCGTTTCCGTCAGCGTCATTCAATCCTAATGCAATGTTGTTCGCCGATATATCAACGAATGATAGGAAATTCTTTTGCCCAGTTATGTTTTGTTGGGTTGTTAACGTTACATACCCGTCTGTTGGTGTAACTGTACCTAATGGCTGATACAAAGTATCTGCGACTGGCTTTGTCAGGTAGTTGTTGTCCGTTAGATACTTTTGCAGTTTCGCGAGGTCAATGCCACCGCCATCCGACGGATTATCCGACCCGCCAACACCAAACGCCGTAATATCTCCACCCGAATATAAACCGTGGCTGAGCTTGAACATCTTGCGTTCTGAATCCCATTCAATAGTGCCGTAGTCATTCTTTAATCCTAATCGGATATTACTGAAAGTCGTTGATGGTGTTATGTAATTGACTTCACTAATCTCCTTTGCGGTATTTGGGTATATTTGAAATAGCGCGAGGTTTAGGCCAATGTAATTTTCGCCTACAATAAACGTCATAGGGTCGGCAAACAGGTTGCCGTCCGCATCCCACCAAAAATTGCCGCCTGCACGGTATCCGGTGCCATCCATGCGGTCAACCCCTTGCGCGATACGTGCTGCATCAGCTTGAGCTTGCGTTATGCCGTTTTTAAGCTTCCACTCACGATTTACGGAATCCCAATCGTAGTAATCTTCCAAGTCGGCCATATTGCCGCCATACCACGCCGCGATTGAGTGATTACCCTTATCCTCTGAAACGATACCGTTAATACCGCTCCATGTTGTGCGTTTTGAAATGTCATCCGGGGCGTCAGGGTCGGCAATGCCGAGCGCAATGAGCGAGGTCAGAAATAGCCCGCCCTCGGTTATGGACTTTTGTGCAAGTGCTTCTTTAAGGTATGCGTAATCATCAATACCCTCAAAAAGACTATTGATGGTGTTCCCGCCGACCGTAGACTCTCCCGATATGCGGCCCTTAATCTCTACACCGCCAGCTTTAGTGAATTTAAAGTATGACTTATCATCACCAATAAAGCCATCGCCGAGGCATTTAAAGAATGCCCTCGATGTCGAAGCATCGACGCCCATTGCAACCATATCTTTCTCATTGAGCGAGTATGTTGTAATATTGCTATAAAGGGTTATGCTTGGTGCGCTGTTGTTAGTTGTCGAAAGGCATATTGCGGAAGCTCGGTGTCCACCGTTTTTATGGCCTAACTGGATAGTGCTATCTCCATTCAAAGGCGCATCGCTACCAGTCGCGCAGTTGGTTATTTTTAGTTCAAAATTCGATGCCTTGTTGTTGACCGCTACGACCTCGCGCCAAAAGAAGTGCTGTTTTGTGCCTTGTATGTTGAATGATTCACAGCGCACAAGGTCGCCGACTGCGTATCGACAATCAATAACATCGTTATCCTCGCTGCCCTTATAATAGCACCGATATACGCCCTTGTCCTCGTCCTTTTCGACAAATGTAATGGTGATACCGCCGCCGGGCGTTATGTATTGCTCGCCGCCAATCGTTTTTGCCGATGCAATCTCTAATTCTTGGAATACCGCCTTCATGCGGACATGTAGCCGGTCAACTTCAAGTACTGATTCCTCGGTATCCTCGTCCTTTCCAAAGAACCCGCCCGAAGCACCCGCAAGATAGTTGCCGACTTCAAATGCTTTATCCGTCTTAACGGTATGCGGTGTGTAGTCATCCTGAATCTTGCTAAGATACCGAGCATCGGTTATTGCGACGTTAACACCGCTACCGCTACCGCCTATATTACCACCCATCGTCGTTGCGTTGGCGATAAGTGATGCGGCGCGTTGAGCCACAGATTCAATGAAACTTTGGCTCGTCGTTAGTTCCTTGTCTACGGTCAGCTTGATAGACGGCAGTACGTCGGTACTGCAATCCATCTCGAATGATGATATATACAGTGGATATGTAACACCGTCGTACTTGACTTTGATTTTTACATATTCGTCAATCGCATCGAGTATGTCGGGCCGTTCGGTAAAGAAAATGCGTGAGCAGTCAATGTCAAACGTGAACGACTCCGAATTATGGTCGAACATGTATCGCATCATTTCTTGCTCGGCTCGCTTTTCTGCGGCTAAGATATACGGCTGTGGCAGGTCAATATTGATAATATTGAATGTATCGTTGGCCGCAGGCAGGTATTCGTTAGAGCGGTTAGGCATGATAACGCCGAACGTATCAACATCCTTTTGAACACATATCCAAATGCTGTTTTGCTCGCTATTCTGTTGCCATTGTTGAATATTGTTCTTATTGACCTTATCAGTGTAGTTGCCGCTAAATATATTCCCGTTCGGGCCGTCAGTTTGAACTGGATTTTTCCATACTTGCACTCCGTCCTCGACGGTTTCCAATGCCTGAATTTTAAATTTGCACCCACTGCAAGGTCCGGATGTCATTTGAATTGTCATCGGCGCGGTCTGCGATGCGTGCGTAAACAGGTCGAACCCATAGGCGCCGTCGAAACGATTTAACTTTATGTAGAAAAATGAGTGTTCGTATTTATCGTTGTCATCGTCCGAGCCAATTTTCAGATAATCGCTATCATCGGCATCGAAAGCCACCGCAGCGATAGACCCGAGCAACTGCCCCGAGGCATTTGTTACGTCCTCTATTGTGGGTTTAATATCTTCATTCTCGTAGATATATTCTTTTGGATTACCTTCGGTATATGGGTTGTCAAATTCGTAATATTGTTCGGTATCGGGGTCGATGTATGCTTCTTTATGTCGCGTACCATCATTGCCAACATACGCATCCGATTCGGGGTCATTCGTGGCGTTGTAGAATCGCTCGTCGCCATGTGTGTTGCGGTATATAGGCGGCATAAGATTCGTTTGCGTAGGGATTCGTCCGCTTGAAGTCCAATAGATAGAATCGCCCACCGCATTGCTCGATAGGTTGCCATTGAACTTCAATCCAACTTCCGAAAGGTCGTTGATAACCCTATCGCCAATTTTCCAATAGTAGCCATGTATAGCAGTTATCTCCCATTTGAAATCGTCGAGTATTTGCCACCAAGCATTTTGCGGAAGCCCCGCAACACCAATCGACAAAAGATAGTCGCCTTCGGGAGCTTCGTCGAACATAAGGCTACCATCGCTCAGTCTGCCCTTATATGGTATATTGCGGTCTGTGGGGATGCCTCCACTTGTGGTTTGTACGAGCGAGATACTTACAAGCCCATATTCTGAGCGGAGCAGATTAGACGTTGTGCCGGGTGATGCCGAATCTTGCGTCCATATCCCCATTGGTATATAGCTTAATTGGATTGGTGCGGTTTCGTTCGACCTAAAACGTATTTGCAGTTGCAGGTCATTCTTCGGCGTCGCAATCCAATCCCCCGGCGCATATTCATGGAATAGCCCTTGTTCGTCCTGAGTGCCAAGGTAATAAGATATACCTAACAATGTTGCGCTACCGCCAACATAACTTGCATTATGCCGATATGTTATTTTTTCGTCTGCTCGCACATTTGCGAGTAGTTTCGACATATTGATAATGGATAATTTATCGGATGTAACGACACTGTTCCCACTTGTTGCAGCGACGCTTACATGGCCGTATTCAGTTTCGTTAGGGTAGTAGTAGGGTATATTTTCAGTGCCACCTTTGAATGTGATGCGGTTGATGAGCCGGGCGTTTACGTTGTTTTTCTTTACCGACAGTAGCGCGTTCTGTATGCCGTATTCAAAAACGTAGTTAAGCGTTGTGGCGAGTGCGCCGAATATTATGCGCTTGCCACGGAACTCATACGGTATCTCATATTGTTCGTAACCATAATTGAGCGCGTCCAATATATATTGGTTGGAAAACGACAATTCTTTAACTTCGGTCAAGTCATATTCGCTGACCTGCGAAAGCATGACACAATATCCATCGCCCACCGGTGTATCTGCCGTGGTGAGATTTGTTTTTGTTTTAAGTATGCTATCGCCTACGCCTGCATAGAGTAGAGCGCAATTTAGTCGGTCTATAAACTCTGCGATTGGCCCATAGAAAGCGAAGTCAGTAGAATTGCTTGCCGGTTTATCCTGTGTGTCTGCTTTTGATGTTACAACATCATAAAAGAATATGTCGGCAAGCTGCTCGCGCTCGGACTTAAAAACAAGTTCATGTTTATACCTTACATCAGAGTTATCTTTTGAGGATGTGGGGGTGTCGCGGATAAAGAATTTCTCGCCTCTCAGTTCTACATACTCGTTTAGCTTCCACTGCTTATCAAGGCATTTCTTGTGCATAAGCGTAGCGGTAAGCCGGGGCAGCCCCATACGTGCAGTCGTAAGATTGTAGTTGACAATCTCCAAGCCGATAACATCATCAACCGTGGTATCGTTATCCCTCTTTATGGTAAGAACTTCCCTTATCATTCTGTTTCTATGGTTTCAACGGAGGTTGATTTGTTTATTTGAGCCTCACGTTTTTGTTGTTCGAGTTGTTCGGCTAACATTTGCTCACGCTCATTTTGCAGACGTGCATTTTCGTCCGGTGCGCTTTCGGTGTTCTTTTCGACGAGCGTTTGAGTTGATATGCCACCTGCGCCTTTAAGCGTAACAAGCATCTGATTGTATTCTGCATTGGATTGAGGACGCCATACAACAAAGGATGTTTGAATGTTGAGTGCTTTGAAGTCTGTAATTGCCGTTTCGTATCGTTTGTCGCCGCTATTGTAAAGTTCTTTTGCAAGGCCCTCTTTAAAAAGACGCATTGCTTTGGATGCAACATTCTGCCAGTCAATGACGCCTTGATTTGCGGTCTCAATATCCATCTCTTGTGTCAGTTGGATGGCAACACCCGATGTGTCACCCGATATTTTAATATCTTCGGGGAGCAAAAATGTAGTGCCACATGCAATCTCAATTTGATTTTTGAGTGTCTTGATGGTTTCTATCATATTATCGGGCGTAGGCGGTGCTTTAAAATCTGCGCTGCCATTGCTGTCGGGGTTAGTGTCGTTGAGGACGATTGCGCCGGCCACACGTTTGCCCTTATTCAGAATCTTGCCCTTGATATAAAGTATGCCTTGGCCGTATCGGTTTTGGATAACAACGAATGTATTAAGGGTGCGTTCCAAAACTTCAATAATGGGTTGCCCGTCGTTCCATGCAACCGGCCCGCGTTTTGTGATAAGCGGACACTCGCTGAATCCATGCAGTTCAGGGTCAGCCATACTCCAACCGCCTCGCGTTGTTGCGGGCGTCTTGCTGTCATAGCTTAGGCGATAGATATATTTATCATCGTAGCAGTCGATATGCTTGATTTTGTCCTTCTCGTAATAAAGACATTCAAGGATATGGTCGCCGTTATCATCCTTATGTGAGATAATGCGGAATTGATTCTCAAAGGAAACTACACGCGAACGGATGCGGCCGCGATGGTCGTGATAGAATAGCCATCCCATATCACCGAAACTCTTTTGTGCTAATACGGCTTGTGTGCGCGTGCCGTCGATATTGCGTTCATCCCAATATTGCTTTATGGTAATGAAGTCCTCCTTTTGCCTTTCGCTGGGATTGGTGTTGAGCAATATATGACACATTTTATTGCCGCATAGGTGCTGCACCTGCTTTTTCAGTATGCGCTTTTGGATAGGGAGCGCGATGCGTTGGTTAAAGTCGTGCTGGAACTTATTCGGCACGCCCTTAAAAGTCAAGCATGGCACGTTATCATCGAACAATACGCTATGACTATACACATCAAGTTCTTGCGCAAATTCGGACTCAGTAACGATATTAACGCCTACATTTGGGATTGTGGCTTTAATCTTCTTTCCAAGATCAATTTTGCCAAGGTATATTTTAGGCAAGTCCGCAATCTGCGTGATACCTCGGTAGAAAGGCTCTTTTTTTAAAAGCTTCTCGTCCGGGTTGTTGAGCAGGTCTGAAATTAGAGTATCTACGTCGGTCATTGTTTAAAATTGGGGTCAGGTATTAGGTGCCATTGTTTCATGGCAAATTCTTTCGTTTGAAGCCAACATTCCTTGTGGGTCTGTTCGCAGATATGGTTAAACTTAGGGGCTACGATAATAAACTGGTCTTGCGACTTTTCTGCTGCACCGAATTTATCATTCAGTTTTACGCGCAGGTCGGCAATGATTTTAAGCCCTTTGTCGGTGTCGATTTTGTTTTCTTGGAGTGCTTTTTCAGTTCTGTTGATAAGTTCAATCATGGCCGCTTTATTCTCCTCGAATGTTATGTCGGCATCGGCGGTAGCATCAGACCTCTTGGATATAAGTTCCAATATCTGTTCTTGTTCTTTTTGCTTAGATTGCTTATCATCAACTAATTCCTTTTTAAAGAAGTCGCACAAGAATTTAATCAACCCAGACTTGTCATAATTCGCTATTGCCGAATCGTTTTCCGGCGGGCCAAAAACCACCGTATATGCAATTACCTTATCATCAAAGCGAACGCGCAAGAGCGCATAGGCCGCGTCGCGTATTCGGGCCTCAAATCCGCGTTTGGATGCCAAATTCACTATTTCTTGTAAACTTTCCATGCTTAACACCAAATTGAATCATCATATATATCGACCTCATCTCCAATATCTTCCTCGTCGTAGTTGCCGTTGCGCTGAGCTACCTCGCCGCCATATTCATAGTCAAGGTACGGTATCATAGCCATAGCGATTGTGTCGAGCAAGTCCATTGAGCGTTTGCGGCCGAGCATCCTGTTCATTTCGTCCTTTTTCATAAGGATTTTGCGTCCCCATGAATCTTCGGTGAAACGGACAACTGCGCACTCGTCACAAAACTCTTGGCCTACCGTTAAGTCGCTAATACCTTTATGTATGTAATTGCTGCTCCATACTTCGTGCGAGAAAGATATGAGGTTGCTATTTACGCATTGCGCCAGTCGGAAATAATACTCCGCCTTTAATTTGGCAAAGTCCTTGCGATACATGCCGCGAGGCATTGCGTTTGAATATATCGGCTGTGCGTCCGGGATATAGTCAAGGACGTATGCGGCACGTTGCGCATCATACAGAATGTGAGAGTCCCCGACGCTGTGTTTTCGTGCCATCGCCGTAATGCGGGTGCAGTTCATTCGTGGGGTGGAGTGGGGTATAATGTCAATATCCATGACATGAAGCCCATCCATCGCGATTATAATGCAGTTATCCTTACCTGTGTCTGCAAGGTCGGCGATGATGTATCGTTTGCCATTTGCTTGACAATCGTTATTCTCGACTTCGCGGGTCTTTGCCGGGTCGATAGGTATATCCTCTAAATCGTCGACGTCTATATTCCAGTTACCTTCAAGGAGTGCCGCGCCCTCTTTACCCGAAACGCTACCCATGTAGTTGGGGTTATTTTCGAGTAGCGTCACATTCTCAGACAGGCTACCGAGAATAAACGTAAACGATAATATCAGATTCTCGTAAGTGGCGCTTGGCCCGAGTTTTTCAAGTTTGCGGTCAATCTGATACTTTGCCTTCTTGTAGACTTCTTCTTTGGTATCGCCCCAAATAAGGCCGTCTACGGTCGTAGCATCGTCAGCAAGATAGAAATACCTTACGACGCCGCTCTTTTCAGGTGGTATAAAACCATCCTCGTTGATATACCAATCGAGCCATTTGTGTACCCAATGCTTTTTAGATGGGTTGGTGGTGGCGCGTACCTTGCCGCTCCATTTCGCCTTACCACGACAACGAGTGCGCAGATAGTTGAATGTATTGAACGTGTACCCAGTCAATTCTTCAAAGAATATAGCGTCTGCCTGCAAACCCTTAAATGTTTCACGCACTTTCGCGGGGTTTTCGTCAGCAATTTGGCGACACTCAATCCATGCGCCAGTGCTACGGAAAGTCATTCGCGGATTTTCAGACTTCGTAATGCTTACAGCTTTGCCGTATGCGGCCTCAAAGTCATCGACAATGCCACCTGCTGTTTTTAGTTCGCCTAAAGTGCGACGGAAGAATACAGCACGGTATTGTGAGTCTAACGAAGGCTCTGCATTAGCCAAAATTGCGCCGAAGGACTTCCCGCCTCCAAGTGAGCCTCCGAAAAAACACACATCCACATTCGTGCGGATAAATGCTTCTTGGCCTCCGGGGTGGGGCTTAACTATCTTGATGCCGGGATTCTGCTCCATACCGCAAAATTACCTATAAATATATGTGCTTATATCTATGCAAAAAACAAAATCTTGTCGCAGTGACATGATTACGATTATTTAGTAAATGTATGCGCGTAAATGGAAAAGTAATTTTGCGAAAAAATCTAACCAATAGTTTTAATCAATGAAGTTTACCAAAGAACAAGCGATTGAAAGCCTCAAACGCGAGCTGACAAACAACGATAGGAAAACCCTGCGTATGTCAGAAAAGACTTTGAACAAAGTGGTAGAAGCCCTGCTGCCGAAGTTTACAGATGATGAAACTGGTTTGCCCGATTTTATCAAAGACGCGTTGGAAATTCTTAACCCCGTTAATGACAACATCGGAAACGACAAATCAGCTTTTATCAAACAATGGAACATTGAACACCCTGAGAAGAATCCCAGCGAGGGTGAGACCACTCCACAAAATGAAGTTAAGTCGTCGCCCGAACTTGAAGAGCTGCGAAACGAAATAGCTGCGCTCAAAGCAGCTAACGAAAAAGCGGCTAAGGAATCTGAACGAGCCACTAAGCGTAAAAGCCTTATTGACAAGATTGCCGAAAAAGGCATTAGCGATAAAGAGTGGACTGAGATGTTTATGGCCGAGGTAGACATTGATAAGGTTGAGGACATTGAAGCAAAGGCAGAGTCAATCCTTAAATTTTACAACAAAAGTAAGGCTGACGTGAATCCCCGAGCCGTTCCCGGCGCACCCTCTAAGGGTGAGAGCGATGGCGAGATACCCGATTCGATTGCCCGAGCTAAGAAGATGGCCCAAGACCTCAATAAACTTAGGGGCGAACAAACGAGACAATAATTAAAAAATAAAAAGACATGATTACACAAGAAACGAATGGTGTTTTCCTTGGTCGTGTGATTGGTGCTAAGGCATCAAAGCAAGGCGGTGTCCGTCACGTCTTTGCGCAGATACAGGGCCTAAAAAACGACCTTGTATTCTTCCCGTTCGGTTCAAAGCTGTTCAATCCTTTCCCCGGACAGGCAAAGATTTACGCTGGCGACCTGCTCGACTTCCAACTCGACGAGAAGGCTCAGAACCCCAAGATGTATGTTCTCAAAACATACGAAGTTCACAGCGCGACCGGCACTACCCTCAACCTTGTCCGTGACGGCTACCATCACATTCCCTTTGTAGGTGATGTAATTGGTATTGCCCCCAAGGAGATTGGCGGTGAAGTTGAGGCGATGACCGTTAATGCGGTCTCCAAAGCTACTATTGACGGCAAGAATGTATGGACGCTCACCCTCGCAAAAGCTCCTACAACCGCGCCTAAAAAAGGCGACGTACTTGTTGAGGCCAAGGAGGACAAGATGCTCATTAAGCGCATCAACGCCGTAGCCCCTTGCGATTACGACTTCTGCTATGCGCCCGTAGCCGACCCCACCGCAGATGATAATGACGGTGATGCTATCTATATGTTTACCCCCGTTATCGGCGGTATTATGTACACACATCGTATGTCTGTGATGCCTCAGTGTGTACTCGACCTCAACGAGTCGAAGATTGACGGTATCTTTAAGATTAACGCCCTCTAAAATAAATAAATATGCCTAAGTTTAGTTTTGATAACAGTGTCTACAATAAACTTTGGGATTCTAACGAAGGCCGCACACTTCTCACGCAGATTGTGAACGACCCCGACCTTGTAGGTATAAAACCCCACTACTTTCCCACCGCGTTTACCGTAGACCCCAACCCCGTACCCACTAACGAGAAGGGTAAGGCATCATTCACTGTCGAAGCTAAGTACCCCGAACACAGCGAAATGATGGATATGCGTGCGCCTCTTGGTGAAGGCCGCCTCGGCGAAGAAGGAGAAATCTCGCAATACTCCGGCTCTATCCCCGACTTCATTGCTCCTACTTGGAAAGAGCAGGCAATGGAACGTCTGTACAAGCAGCGCATGTTTGAGAAGTACGGCGATGACGCAGCCATCATCCAAGGCTTCGCCACCGACCAAGTTGCACCCCGTATCGAGTCTGGTTATCAGACGCTCGATAACCTTGCCCTAACCGTAGAAACAACCGGTAAGTGTTACTACAATGAGGGCGTAGGCATCAAGTCGCCTATCTATACCGCAGACATCCCCGATGCCAACCGTATCCCTGCTGGCGCGAAAGCATGGGCCGACCCTGACTGCGAACTGCTCACTCAGATGGCCGAAATAGAGCAGTATTTCAAAGAAGACAAATGGGGTGTCACATTCGGTATGCAATGGAAGTTTGACGAGAACTTCGTTAAGAATGTCATCCTCAAAAACAAGCAGGTGATTGACACCATCAAAACGAATTGGCTTGCCGACAATGGCCAACTTATCGACCAGACCAGTTCTGTTCCTAATTCGATTGTAACCGAGGACGCATTTAATCGTTATGTGGTAGGCCGGTTCCCCGGTATTTCACCCATTCGCATTGTTAAGTCGCGTCAGATCTCGAATGGCCAGGTTATCAATCCTTGGCCCGACGGCGTTGCCGTATATTGTCCTGCTGGTTTTGCAGGTCGTATTCTGCGCACCGAAATCCTCGACGAAGAAGTTTACAGCCTGTTTGGTAACAAGGCTTGCGACTTCTCGTTTGCCCGTTCGCTTGACGGCCTGATGCTCGTTATGAACTCTGTATTGCCTAACGGCTCGCTTACCGAATGGCAGATGAAGGTAATGATGAGCGCAGTTCCCGTGATTGAGGATTACCTCTACCGCGTTATTGTCAACACCAAGACCGCAGGTTCTATCAAGAAATAAAGATGGCATCATTCGACATCATCAGTTATCTTGGCTCGCTTGTCGGATACCCGGTAAGCAAAGAATCGCTTGAACGCATTGCGACCGAGCGAGGTCTGCGCGACGTCACTGATTGGACGGAGATAACCCGCAGGCAGCGCAATCTCGTAATCGCGGATATTCTGTTTATATTGTTCACAAGCCCATCGAATACCGGCAGCACAACAAGGTCACATGGCGACTTCACTGTTACGGTAGGCGGTGTAATACTTACAGATAAGAGCGATATGTACGCCTTGATGATGAAGCTCTACAATAATCCCGACGGAGAATTGTACGAGATGCTTGATGATGTCGGCGGATGCGAATGGGGTGAATGACATGGCTGTAATTGATAACATCGATATGACCGAATATCCTTACGAGGGTGCATTTTACACCTTTGAAAGTGATGCGTCCTTGCCCCCCTTGGAGCAATCCACGCAAGAGGTCGAGGTGTTCCGTACAGTCTGTGACATTCAACGTTCAGCAAAGTTGCATAACGGCACATTGCTTGGTGCTGATTACACTGTGTATTGGCCTTTGGAAGAAAATCCCGACGCGACCGGCTCGGTAGACAAATACATGCCGATAAAGGTTCGCCGAGGGATGCGCTTCCGGGGTATATTCTATGGGTATGAGGTAATAGGTGATGTGGAAATTGTGCGGCCATCGCAATTAGGCGGTTGTTCGTGTGATATAAAAGTTGTGACCGAAAATGGGTAAGTTGTACGACATGTATTACAAGCAAGTTATAGACGCCCTTTCAAAAGAGGGCGAACGACTTGCGACCGAAGCCTACAAGACTAAGGAAACAAAAAATCGTACATTTAACCAAGCGGATGCTTTCGGTTATGCGGTCTACCACAATAAAGATTTGAAAGCGAAAGGATATGCAAAACCTACCCGGCAAGCAACAAAGATGCACAAGGGATATGGTAGCATACCAACTGGATATGGGCGAGATTGGATCGATAGCTACTTGCTAAATTTCAAACCCGAAAGTGATGGATTTGTCCTTGTGGTATTAAACGCAACGTATTATACGAAATTCCTTGAAGAAGGCACAAACGCCGCAAAACGCAAGTTCGCCGTAATATCGCAGATATACGATAAGATGGATGAATTAGCGATTAAAGGTCGTGGTACACTGACACTTATTTGATTTGATATGGCAAAGAAGTTGACACACCGAAAACAGACAAATGAGGTCGTTGCTGTGCAAACAGCATTAGCCCCAGCAGAGAACACGATGTCTTTTAGCCTGTCGAAGGTCGAGAATTACATATACACGCTGCTTTACGGAAAAGTAAGCACGAATGTGTACCTCGGTTCACTTCCCGCCACGTTGAATACAGACGAGGAAGATATGGTGTTAATCGACTGCGGCCTAAAAATTGATGACCGTGATGCTTATGCCAAAGGGCCAATTAACATTTTTTTGTATGTGAAGCCATTAGAGCGCGGACGCAAGAACATCAAGCGTATGCTCGAAATGGAAGATGCCCTGCAAGACATCATACGGAATCAAAGCGATGACAATTATATGCTGAACATCCTCTATACGTCTGCGGACTATGATTCGACATATTCCATGCACTTCAATATTTACGCATTAAATCTAATAATAAAATAATATGGCACAAAAGAAAACCATTTTCACCAAGGCGAAAGAGATTATAGTTGCAGTATGGGGGGACGATGGTGCTTCCTATCCTACTTCCGGCGACGCCCTTAACTACGTTATCGCCGATTCGCTGTCTATCACTCAGGATGACCCCGACGAGAGCTCGATTGATTGCGAAACCTCCGACTCGCCTATTCTGAAAAACCTCGTGGCCGGTTCGGTGGGCGTTGACCTCAACAACGCCTCGATTGATTCCGAATTTCTCACAAAGGTACTCGGCTGGGTTGAAACCACTACACCGAAGGGTCTTATGGCACCCGATAGCCTCTCGACCCGATATATCGCGCTTCAAGTGAAGTTTGAGGATACCGGTGACGGCACAAAGTATCTGTTCCTCCCCCGCATCGCCGTTGCACCTAAGCTTGTATTTGAGTCGCTAAAAACCAATGTGGCCTACGGTACACTTTCGGGTATTGCCGAATCATTCGAGGTAGGAGGCAAACGCGGCCCGATGGGTCTGTTTGATACAGCCATTCTCACCAAGGCCGTAGAATAAAAGAAACCGCTGTTGAAATGTGATTAGGGTGGTGAGCCATTAAAGCCGCCACCCTATTCTTTAAAAAGCTATGGACGAAAAGATTACGTTAGACCTGCAAAGGCGATTGGCCGAGATAATGAATGATTCGGCCCACGTCGTTAAGTTAGGCGGAAAAGAATACGAGATAAGGGCGTTGAAACCCGGTGCGCAATGGCTTATAGCGGAAGAAAGCTGTAAAATAGCCAAAGCCGAGGAAAATAATTTTAGCGACCTAATCAAGCAGTTTGCAATGAGCAAGCCTGCGGTAGTGCGGTGCTTGTGCATTGCGATACTGAACGACAAGGCAAAGATAGAAGGCCCTGAGTACCGAGCACTGTATGACACAATAATGTGGGATACCAACGAAAATGAGTGGATGGGTGTATTGGTAGAGGTGCTACAAATGCTCGACTTAGAAGGTTTTTTTCGGCTTACCTCGGCAGTGGAGATGATACGGAAGATGGCACTGACGAGGAAGAAGAAAGCAGAACGGAAACAATCTACTCACAAACAGAATGGGGCGAAATGATAGATTTTTTGAGGGCAAATCCATTTGTTACACGCGACGAATACATGTGGAAGTGGACATTGCCACAGATAAGGATAGCGGCGAGGGATTTTACACACATAAGATACCTTACCGAAAGGCAGGTAGAAGCCCGGAAGCATAGCCCATCTAAGGACGTGTACGATGACCCGAATAGTTTTATTAATGACTTGGGATTCTCGATGTTATGAAAAACTACATGATGATAATAATTTTCGCGTTGGTAGTGGTTGTATGGGGCATGAGTCGCAACATACATCAGCTACAAGGCGAGCGAGATACATATAAAGCCAATCAAGCGGCGTTGTTGTCAAAGGTTGAGTATTACAAGGCCGAAAGCGGCAAAAGCGCGGCATCCGTAGCCCGTTTGCAGTTGACGAATGACGAGCTGGTTGAAAACTATACCCTGTTGAAAAAGACAGCAGAAGAATTAGGTATTAAGGTGAATCGTATGCAATCTGCATCGACAACGGCTACGCAGACTAACGTGCGAATAATAACGCAAGTACGTGATAGTATAATATACCGTGATAGACATATAGACAGTATCAAATATTTTGTATGGGCCGACCCGTGGATTGCAGTTGATGGCAATATACGTAAGGATTCCGTTGATTTGAATGTTGAGTCACGTGATACCTTGATTCAAATTGTGCATAGAGTGCCACATAAGTTTTGGTTTATCAAATGGGGTACAAAAGCCATACGGCAAGAGGTGGTATCAACAAATCCACATACGGCAATAACATATAATGAATATATTGAATTAAAATAGGATGAGTTTAGAAGCAACAGGGGCGATATTAAGCATCCCGGACACAGTTCTGAAAGATGTAGCGAAGGCCGAAGAAAAACTTGCAAAATTGGAGGCCAAATCGAAAACTACGGCCGAAGCGGTAGCAAAACATTGGAATACCATTGCGTCCGGCGGCATGGATACATTTATTCAGAAGATTCAAAAGGCGAGCGACACACTGGCGGCTATGAAGATGCCGACGATTGACGGTGCGAAGTTGGCCGAGAGCGTAATTGCAATAGCCACATCAATGGCATCGCTTGACAAATCATCGACTACGGGCGCAAATCGTATCGGTAGGATTGCGGATAATTTATCCAAACTTGCCGCGTTACCGCCGATGGGCGCTGTTTTCAGAGAGATTGCCGACGGCATTACGATGATTGGCAATACATCGCAGGCAACGATAGCAAATGTCTCGACGCTTGCTACGGCGATGGCAACGCTTGCAAAAGATATACGCACTGTTGCTGCGGCCCGCGATGCGGAGGCCAATAAGACTGCAAAAGCCGCAGAATATAATAAGCTGTATAAGGAACAGGTATCACTCGTGCAACGTTTGCACGAAATACAACGCAAGGGTGGTTCCATAACGGCCGATGAGAAAAGAGAATGGATAGCTATATCCAACCGGCTTATGGAAATTGACGCACAAATAGATAAGCTAAATCGGAAGAAACAGACGGCAGCGTCAGACCTTGCAAGAATAACAGGTGAATCACGTTTATCCAATGCCACCACACGTTCGACCGCTGACGGCGCAATGGCCTATGCCAAGCAAGCGAAGTCGCTGAAAGAATTGCAAGATGCCTACAAGAATCTGAAAGCGGTAATGGCTACCGTAGACCCCGAATCTAAGAAGTGGCAACAGCTAAACGTGGTATTCCAGCAGACGAAAGAGCGCATTGAGAATATAAAGCGACAGATGGGCGACCTAAGCACGCATACCCGTCGTGCGCATGATATGGCTGCACAACTCGGCAATCGTTTGGCGGCGATGTTCTCTATTGCGGCAATAAGCGGGTATATCAATAAACTTGTCGAAGTCCGCGCACAATTCGAGTTACAGCAGACAGCATTGCGAGCCATCCTGAAAGATAAAGACGAAGCCGACAGAATCTTTATGCAGGTTCAGCAGATGGCATTACAATCGCCATTCTCGATTATGCAAATGAATACGTTTGTAAAGCAGTTGGCCGCGTACCGTATCGAATCCGAGAAATTAGTGGGTACGACAAAAATGCTTGCAGACGTTTCGGCTGGTTTGGGCGTCGACATGCAACGCCTAATCTTAGCTTATGGCCAAGTGAAATCAGCAAACTATTTGCGTGCTTGCCTCGGCCGTGGAACACAGGTAAAGATGTTCGACGGCACATTCAAGAACGTAGAAAACGTTATTATTGGCGATGCCCTTATGGGCGATGATGAGCGGCCGCGATACGTCAGCAAACTCTATCAAGGCGAGCAGCAAATGTATCGTGTAAGCTATGATGGTGGTATGTTTAGGTGTAATGAGCATCATATCCTGACCGTGTATGATGCGCTAAATGAGCGCATCGAAGATGTGCTTGTATTCGACTATCTCAAAGAACCGCATCGTTATCAGGGTGTGCGTCGCATTAAAGGCGAATATAAGACGTTCCTAATGAAAGTCGAAGCCGACAATATAGATAGGTATTATGGATTCTCCATTGATGGCAACCGACGCTTTATCATTGAGGATAATGTGGTAACGCACAATACCGAAGTCCGGCAATTTACCGAGGCTGGCCTGAATATTGCGGGTGAGCTTGCGCAATACTTCTCCGAGTTGCAGGGTAAGATGATAAGCACAGGCGATGTAATGGAAATGATTACAAAGCGCATGGTACGTTTTGAGGACGTCGAAGAAGTCTTTAAGCGTGTTACGTCGGCCGGTGGATTGTTCTACGATATGCAGAAAAAGCAGGCAGATACGCTGTGGGGCCAATTACAGCGTATTCAGGATGCAATGTCGATTATGATGAATGAAATAGGTCAAAGTAATCAAAGCACAATATCAAGCGTGCTGGCAGACATTCGTGAACTTATGACGAACTGGCGGACATTTGCAACAGAGCTGAAGGCGGCATTATATCTATTAGGTAGCTATAAAGTTGCAATGATGTTTGCGAAATTAGCCACGTCACAATTCGGCGCATCCTTAATGGCAGCACAGGGTAAATTCGGCAGTTTCCTATTTTCGTTGGCCGACTTCTCAAAGAAGGCGACGATTGCAGGTAAATCTATGCAGTTGCTCAGAAACTCGCTCGTGGGTTTAAGCGCTGCGGCAATACCACTTGCATTAATTACCGGATTAACGCTTTTGGTACATGCTTTGATTACGGCGCATGAAAATGCCGTTAAATTGCACAATGAACTTAACAATATAGCCATAGACAACTCTGCGGAAATGCAAAAGTCCATAGATAACTACCAACGGCTCGCTCGCACGGTCGCAGATGTGACAACATCGTATGAGGAACGTAATGCGGCCCTTGAAGAATTGCAGCGTACCTATGGCGAAATACTTCCAAAGCAAGACATAGAACGCGAGGGCATCGAGGCTATGGCGGGCAGTTATGATAGAGCTACCGAGGCCATCAGGACATATTATGATGCGAAGCGACAAGAATCACAAATTGGCGCAGCCGAGAAAAGTATTAGCGAGAATATCATGAAACTCGTTAATAAAAACATGGCCAATATAAATAAACTTGTGCCATCCGCCACAGCAGATATAGTTGCCAAATTGTATGAGGAATCTATCATACAAGGCATTAAAGATGGTAATACGTCAGGCGGATATATAATGAAAGTATGGGCTAAGAAGATGGGCGAATATTACATTGGGCCGGGCATTTCGCTTTCATTGCAGGCCGTGTATGATAGTCTTGATGATATGTTCGATACTAATTGGGGCGGTATATCTTATAAAGACATCATCCGCGACCAACGCACTCTAAATAGCCTGCGCGAAAGAGGCGTAGCGATCTTTGAAACAGCAACAGAGGCCGAAAGGAACGAATTAATCGGGCTTCAACGTCGATTGTCAGTGTGGGAGGAACGATTAAATTCGGTGACAAAGGCATACCAAGAATTATATCGCATTAAGTCAAAAGGCAACCTATATACGGATGATGGTGGGCTTACGCAAGTAGGTACCGACGCCTTAAATTCGCTTAATGCCGCTCGTCAGGCATTAGGAATGGCAGCGGTGCAACAAAGCGAACTGAATAATCTTTTGCTTAATCAGGAAACGGTATTAACCAATATCGGTACGATTACTCGCAATGTATATTATTCCGCTCAGAAAGAGATTAAAAGCACTACCGATGTTGCCAATAAGTTTAAAGAGACGTTGGGCTTCAAGAAGCAAGGTGCGGAAGGTACCGCGTTGCAAAAGGAGTGGCGTGATGCGATAAACGTACTTATTGAAACGCAGGGCGTTTCCGCAGATGTGTTTGATAAGATTAAAGTTGATTCAACCACGACGCGCACACAGCTCGTGAAAGACTTGAAAGCGTGGGTTGAAGAAATGGAAAATTCGGTAATAGAATTTGACAAAATATTCAACAACGCCTTGTGGACTGACCCCGAGCAGGCCGAACAAGTTGCTGGCATGACAAAGGAGCAGCGTGACGAGGTGGAGAAAATATTGCCGTTTATAAAGCAACTTGCCGAGGCTTTCGGTGCGTTGTTTAAGGCTATGTCAGGCGGCACACGTACAAGAGATATATGGGGCGAGCGTCTAACCTTGATGCAGAAAGTCAACAAGGAATACGAAAAGCTGCTCAAATACTATACCAAAGAGCAGGCCATGCTTAAAATAAGGCAGTCTTTTGCTGAGGCCGCATCGGAAGTATTCGCCGGTACACAATGGGCCAACATCAGCGATTGGGGTGGATTCGATGCAAAGGCAACAATATCGCAACTTAGGGGCGTGGCCGAAAAAGCGAGTAAAGAAGCCCGGAAGAAGATACTTGAACAAATCGGTGTATTGGAATCCGAGTTAGAGATAAACGTAAAGAAGGAGGAAATTGAGCGAGCCAAGCGCGAGGTTGAGGGCATGTTCGATAACTTTGAACTCGGCAAGACGTTGAGGGGTCTGAATCTACCAATAGAGTTAACGGCTATGGTAGGTAGCGAACCTGTCGAATTAGACGAACTCAGCAAATATATAAACGATAAATTAAAAGCTGCAAAGGCCGATGGCGGGCAAGAAGAACTTGTAAAATATTACGAAGAACAACTCCGTCGGGTTAATGATATAGAACTTAAATCGCAGCAAGAACGGTTAAAGAACTACGCTGATTACCTAAAGCATGTCTATGGCGAGCAGGCAGATTATATGATTAAGTCATATATGACGATGATGGATATGCGCAAGGACTTTGAAAACTCCATCGCCAAGACAAAAAATCAACTTCCGGGAGCGGATTCCGCGACTGCGGCCGTCCTTAGAGGTCAGATTGAAATGTACGAGCGGCAATTAGGTGCAGGCATCGAGGGCATTAAGAAAGAAATGGAGAAGCGAATGAACGCCTTCGATTGGGAGCAGTTCAAAGGTAGCCCTATATTCACGCAGATGTACCAAGACGTGGAAACGCTGTCACAGCAAGGTATAGCACGGCTCATCCAACAGCTCGAAGTAATGCGTGGCAAATTGCAATCCGCAGCAAACGTAGACCCGAAGGCCATTCGTGAAATAACGCAATATATTGAAAAACTCAAAGACGCTCAGGCTAAGTTTAACCCATTAGGTTCGCTTGCGCAATCCTTAAAGGAGGTAAACAAGCTCCGCCGTCAGGGTATAACGCTTGAACAGGCCGAGTCTAACCTTATCAATGCGACTAACCGAGTTAACCAAACCGAACGCGAAATTGTCGACCTTAATACCATAATCGGGCTTAAGGAGAAAGGTTATTCAGTCGACCAAATAGCAGCCGTTGTCGGAGATGAGCAACATAAAACTGCGAGCATGAATATCGCAGCGTTAAAAATAATCCTCGCTCTAAAAAACAATCAGTTGCAAAAAGACAAGGACGAGCAGGATGTGGCACAAGACAATGTTAATACATACCAAAACGCAATCAAAACTATAAAATCGTCTCGGTCTGAACTGGCCGAAATAGCCGCACTTGCAAAAGATGTAATGGGGCCATTAATTGATGGACTAGAATTAGTCGGCGGTGAACTCGACGACACCGATAAAGCACTGCTCGATACATTTACCAATGCAATCATGAAAAGCCTTGACCTCATATTGCAAATGGAAATGTTAAAAATTGCGGCTAAGGCAATGGGAGTACAAATGAACGCTGCGCTTGGCGTTATAGGTTGGATTGCACTTGCCCTTTCGGTTGTCGTAGACTTGTTTACGGCGTTATTTGCAGCCAAAGATAAAAGGCTTCAAAAGCAAATTGATGCTTTACAGAATAAGGTTGATGGCTTAACTCGGAAGTTTGAAAAATTAAAAGAGGCTATCGACAACGCCTTCACATCGAGCCAACTTAAAGTAACGAGCCGCGATGCGATTAGAACGTTGGACGAGCAGAAGCGAGCCTATGAAGAAATGATTGCGCTTGAAGAAGCTAGAAAGAAAACGGACGAGGACAAGATAAAGGATTACAAAGATAAAATTGCAGACCTTGGCGACCAAATCATAGATACCCGTAATGCTATTACGCAAGCATGGGGCGGTTTTGGTGGCATGGATGCCGAGGCTTCGGCCGCAGAGGACATTGCTAAAGCGTGGCTCGATTCGTTTAGAGAAACTGGTGACGGCCTTGATGCGCTAAACGAAAAGTGGGACGAATACATAAACAACCTGCTTGTTAAGCAAATGTATCTGCGCATTGTGTCGGCTCGAATGAAAAGGCTCTTTGACATGGTAGATTATGCTGTGTCGGCTCAGAGCGCAGAAGGCGAACACCTCACGCAACAGGAACTCAATGACATAAACAAAGAGCGAGTGCGTATAATGGAAGGGCTGAACTCCGAATTAAAATATATGGCCGGTATGTTCGGAATTACAGGCGGCGGCGACACAATCCTATCCGACCTCCAAAAAGGTATTCAGAATATCACCGAACCGCAGGCCGCAGCAATCGAGGCATATCTCAACTCCATACGCTTTGAGATATTTAAACACACTGAGCAATTAACGGCAATCGTAAACGCCATACAAGCGCAGTACAGTTCTGCAAACAGCCCGATGCTCGAACAAGTAAGGGCAATTCGCGATATGGTTACGGACATCCGAAACGACTTACGCAAGGTAATCGTTCCAAAAAATCAGTCAAGCAATTTTGTGCTAAAAGTCAACTAATATTCTTTTCATTCCATAGCAATTTGGGAGTCACATTCATTTAATGTGGCTTCCATTTTTTGTACAATGGAATTGTACTCGTCGCGTATATCTGCATGGTGTTTCAGAAACGCTCTAAACGCTACCATACCGCGTTGAACACTTCTTTTGGTGCGATTAAACTTTGCGGCCAGCTCATAGGTGCGCCAACCACATTTGCCATGCAAATAACCATAAATCATATACCGAGTATGGCTCGCTAAGTCCGTAGTGACATTATTGTAAATATCTTCCACTTTACACCCCCGGCAATTACAAAAGTATGTAATGATATTGTCTACATCCATAATGCAAAGATAGTCCTATTTTGGTAATTTGCAAAATCTTGTCGCAGTGACATGATTACAATATCAATCATTTATCGCGGCAGGCATTTGCGGGGTTATCTTTGCGTAAAGAATTTCTTTTTTAATTCGGCTATTTATTAACAAAACAATGAATCTTATTTATGGATAAGACTTATGTGTTTGACAATGCAGGCTCGGGCTTCGGTGATATGTCCGGCCTCGTTGCGTCGCTGTGTCAACAGCGCGGCCTCGACCCTAATATGGTGATGGCAATGATGAATAATCGTGGCGTCGGTTACGGCGAAGGCGGTTGGTTCATGTGGATTATCATCCTGCTTATCTTCGGATGGGGCGGATTCGGTGGCAATGGTTGGGGTGGCCGTGGCAACGCTCAGGGCTTCGCCGACCTTGGCAATCTTGTAAACAATGACGCTGGCCGCGAACTTATTATGTCAGCTATTCAGGGTAACGGCACTGCAATCTCACAGCTTGCAACCACTCTGAATTGCGATGTAAACGCACTCCAAAGCACACTGAATACCATTCAGCAGTCGCTCTGTCAGCTCGGCAATCATGTGGGCCTTACCGGTCAGCAGGTTATCAATTCTATTCAGTCCGGCGACGCCGCTCTCGCCCGTCAGCTCTCCGAGTGCTGCTGCGAGAATCGTCTTGCCATTTGCCAGCAGACCAATGCTATCCAAAGCAGCATTAACACTGTTGCTACCGGTCAGGAACGCGGATTCTCGGCAGTTGCTTATGAAACCCAGCGTCAGACCTGCGACATCACCAAGGCCATCGCTGATTCGACCGCTCAGATTCTCGCTGGTCAGAAGGCCGCTGAGTTCCGTGAGATTCAGCGCGAGGTACAGGCCCTCCGCGATGAGCGCACTCAGTATCAGATGAGCGCTATGCTTCAACAGCAATCTCGCAACCTGATTGACACTATCCGCCCTTGCCCGACACCTGCATTTATAACCTGTAATCCTTGGGGTTGCAACGGTGGTTATTACGGCAACGGCTATCCTTATGGCAGCGGTTGCTGCTGCAACAACAACGGCAACGGTAACTGCGGTTGCTAAATCGACTAAGGGGAGAGTCAACCCCTCTCCCCTTTTTCTTTAACCCATTAAGAGTAAGAAAATATGTCAGTAACAATATCTCCCGTAGGGCTTGCAGCCGCACCTGTTGCGAATGAACTTAGCATCCTCGCAACATATCGTGAGCGGCTTTGCAATTCATACTGCGTGGATTCGAGCCTGCAACCACAGACTACGGTAACATATACGCATGGGGCTGCGCGACTTGTTGACAGTACCGTTTTTATCCCCATTCAGGCCGTAATCTCGGTGGTGACGCAGAACCCATGCTCATGCACCGCTCGGACGCACCTCTTTACCGAAAATTTCGTGGTGGCTTTCCAAGGTCAGACCGCAGTACCTACTGCCATCAACATAGCACAGGTGGGCCGTGACATCAAGCCCGCATGTGTACGATGTGGATGTGCGCACGGCGTTGCAGTTAATGATTCGCTCCGAATCACTATTACGCCTCCCGCAACCCCCGCAGCATAATAACTTTTAAAACTAAAAATCATGTTTCAATCAGCACGAGTTAACTCACAGATTTACATACTTAGCAAAGGTATCAACCCCATATTAGAGGTGGGTACGATAGTAAGCGTAGGGCAGCCCCGGATGGGGCAAATGACTGCGCCAAATCAATATCCTATGCCAATGGTAATCGACCTTGTGGCACAGGTAGGCAACGATAAACGCAACCTTACCGGCCTCCCTGCGGACAAGGATATATTCGACTATCAGGGCAATATGGTAATCACCGACAATAAAGACTTGATGAGCAACGAACTTAAAATGCTCAAACAGCAACACGAAAACATCGTTGCAAGCTACGAGAAAAGCAAGGAACTTATCGATGTCTTTGATGGCATGTTGGTATCGCTCAACCCCGAGGAAGCCGAAAAAAAGCGCAATGAGGCGCGAATCAGCGAACTTGAGGCCAAGTATGCGGAATCCGTAGAAATGAATCAGCAGTTGATGCAAAAACTCAACGAGTTCATGAGCCAAATCTCGGCTGGTGGAACGGCAACTAAAAACAAAGATAAAAATGCGTAGAATCCGAATCATAGACGGTGACGGCATCTATATGCGTCACGAGTCGAAGTATATGCACGACCCCGAACTGCGCGAAGCCTATGAATGTGGCATTGAAGAAGGCTACGAGAAGGCTATGCGTGAAATGGGTTATAACGAGCGTCGCGACTACGACCGCGAGTTTTATCCTCGTGGCGGTTATGGTATGCGCGATGACCGCGACTATGACCGCGACGATTACAGCGAACGTCGCCGTCGCGACTCCCGAGGTCGTTATATGTAATAATCTTTGGGGCGGGCGTTTCGTTTGGTTCGGCTCGCCCCTAATTAAACTTATACAGACATGACAAAGAGAACAAGTTTAGACCTTTACGATATGGACGAATTTCCGCGTGAAATGCGATTATATCTGAAAAACTTCGGCCTGCACTTCAATAAAAAGGCATGCGAGGAAGCCGTGAAAGGTTTGAAACGGAAGAACCCTGCGACAGGAAAGGACGAACCTATCGAGGCCAAAAGCAAAGATGATGTCGAACAGATACTAACCAAGTATGGCATTAAACTCGACAACAACACTTTGTATGACTTCGTGTTTGTCTACAATATGGCCCTGAGTGACTTCTTTAAATCGAGCCTTGTAGATGAGCGGCAAATGGCCTTATTTGTCAAAGATTATGTTGATGACCCCGACCAAGTGGATGGCTTTATTTTTAATCGTTGGTTCGGAGACCGGATGCTGCAAGGCAATCCGATAGAATGGAGCGACTTACTATGAACGTAGAGAATATAATATTAGCGGTTATCGGTTTAGGTGTATTTGGCGACATATTGATGCGCTTGCTGTTCAAGAGCAACAGACGCATTGCAGATTCAAAAGCCGTTGAGGCCGAAGCCGAGGCCATGAAAGCTACCGAGGACGCACACGCAGAGCGGTGCAGACAATACGAGGCGCGAATTGCAGACCTGCATAGCACCATTGACAAACTCAATGAGCAGCTCGACCATTACGTTGAGCGCGATGCGGCCAAAGAGGAACGGTTCGACAATCAGACCAAGAAATTACGCGAGGTGCAAGTCAAGCTATATGATGCTGTAACAGCAGTAACGGACATTACGCGAGAGAAAGGCAAGGTAGAGTTAGAACTTGCCAAGAATCGTTGTGAAGACCTTGCCTGCCCTTTTCGCCTGCCCCCTAACGCATATACGCCCGCCGCTGAGGGGGGTACAAAGGAGTCCTATTTTAAAGAACGAAAGAAAACGACTAAGAGCAAATGAACTTACAATTTACGAAAGACGGCGATAAATGGGTAGCGTCCTTTGCGAGCGCACCCGCCAAACAGGTAATCGTGCAGGTGATACGCGCCGAGCGCGGTTATTTCACCGTATATGCAGGTATAGACGGCCTTACGCCGGTATCAATATATAACGAATCATTGCCGGGCCGTAAGGACATTTTGCTTAACGTTGAGGTGCCTGAATTTTGCAAGTTGGTATTTGAATCGTCCTCTGAAATATTAGAGGCTGCATACGACTTAGTAGAAGAATGAATATAAACGAGCGGGTCTCCATTCAGAAAGTATCATTGCGCAGAGTGTCGTTTGCCGGTGCTTTGTTGGATAACGTATTTGGCCTTACGCAAAAGAGTGCGACGAACGAACCCGAGCCTACTAACGTGATACTGATGGAATCCGATGGGCGTATATTGTTAGAAAATAATGACCCTATAAAGTTAGAATATGGCAAGTAAGAAGATAAGCCAATTAAGCCAAGCCGATACGCTTACAGGTAATGAATTGCTCGTGTTTGCAAAGTCGGGCGATAACGGCGCAGTGTCGGCCAATACGGTAAAAGAATACGTTAAAGACGGATTGGCGATAAGCGATGTTGCGGGATTGCAGACTTCGTTGGATGCCATTGTCGCGGAATACGCAGCATACAATGAATATGTAGAGCAGTGCAAGGCCAAAGCTCCCGAACTTCTCAACGCCGAAAAGTTGGCGGAAGCAGAGCGCGAACTTAATGATGGTGAAGAACCCATCGACAAAGAATCCACCGAAGAACCATCTGACGTTGCCGAATGATTAAGCAAGAAGTCTACATAAAGGAATACGATTGGTGTGTTGATATATTCTATGACGTCACGCCAAGAGATACGGATGCCATATTAGACGCGCTCGATGACATCCACTGCGCCCCTAAGTATTTGCGGAAAGCCGAGAATCTGTTGCTCAGTAATGATGATAATATCGGTTTGACTTATAGCTGTGATAAATGCCATAAAAGTGTTGTTGTAGTTGGTCGTGCGACAAGCGTAGGTGAATTTTTATCTACGCTCTCGCACGAACTGCAACATATTGAACAAGCGTTCAGCAAGCATTATGGCATGAACCCTTATGGAGAGGACATCGCATACGCATCCGGGGCGATTGCAAAAGCCATATTTGAAAACGCTTGGCGCAATATGAGGCGATTATTCCGCGATGTAGGCGAACGCATTGTAGATTCATATTATGCCATTTAAAGACAACAAAATAACTGCGCCGGTATCTGTATCTGATGTGCAGGCCGCATTACAGACTAATGATACGTCGATTGTGCGCTTATGCTCTAATGGGGCCATAAATATATGGTCGCTACGCAAGCCGGTCATTCATAATACGCTTGGTGGGATTACTGACGAGCAGCTCAAAGAAGCCAACTTTGGCTTTGCATTTCATTCCAACACGTCAGGTGCAGGTTATACAACCCCGTTAGCGTTATACCAAGCCCTACAAGATGGATCAGCGTGGGAGTATCTGCCGCCTGACGGCACTCGCACGGAGGTTAATGGCGTTATCGGAGGTCAACCATGCCGACTGGGCGACTTCCGGGGTTACAATCATGCTGCCACACCGTTTATTGTAGGGCCGGGCAATGTGATGTTCAATCCAGCAAGGGACTCTTACGACTTTTTCGGCACATACGTCATATCTCCCGACCCCGATTTATCATGGACTGACATGGCGATTGTGCAGGGTAAATATCCATGCGTTGTTATAATAAATACAACCGATAACAATATTAGAGGGTATAAGACCGCCGCGAGTCCATACGGAGAAGTCGGGAGTCACGTTGTGAGCGTTAGCAATGATGAGCTTTCGCTCTCAACTAATAAGCGCTATAAATACATGATGTGCCTTTGCAGCGCAAAGAAAACATCCTTTGATGCTACGGCTACATCGGCACGATTCTATCCGATACCTGCATCACCTGAGTTATTTGGTAACACCGGGTATTCAACCATCATAGACTTCCTCGAATTTGAGATTGTGGGCGTGCTTGGTAATACTGCAATACAGGCTAATACGTCATACACATTTGAGAATCCACAGGATTATACGTTCAGCACAGTACCAGGCTCGACACGCTATTTAGGCGTCGGCACTTCCGGCCGTTTAGCTATCCTTATCAAAATTACAAATACGAGTGATACTGCGGTCAAGACCACGTATATTAATATGCACTCAATGCCTACGCTTAGTTCGGGGTCTGAGCAAACGGAGAGGCCGACAATATACAAAATTGCCCTACAGGCCGAGGGTGGCAGAACTGCAAAGACTGGTCGCCAAATAGCGCAGGTTGAAATAGGCGTAAACAAGAGTATTTATTTGGTAATGTATATGCCAACGTTACTTGCCAAGCCAACTGGCTCGGTTAGCGCGAGCGCAAAAAAATTCATAACCCTATCTCTTGAATGGAATGATTCTAATGCAAAGCAAAATGTAAGCAATGGTAGTTTCAATGTAAAAGGTGGCGCATCGACTTGATGATAACAAAAATAATCGCTACCTTTGCAGTGTGAAAGATTTTCATTGGATAAGTAATGTGATTGGAAAAGCAGGGCATACGTGATGTACACCCTGCTTTGATTATATATGCACCAATCAATCTGTCGCGGTCATATTGTCGAACGCCTTTTGAGCGTTTTCCGAGATAATGTTATCCTCTATATTTTGTTGCGTTTCGGGCTTTAATTCGGCGTTTTCAACGTCTTTTTCGATGCCATCTTGGAATGTCGATAGAATCTTTATGGCAATACTAAACATCGCGTCTTGTGAAAGGCAAGCAAATATAGGCGCTTGCATAACATACATTATAGCCGAGCATATCAGTGCATCTGCATCATCGCCCTCGGCAATCACATTCTTGCCGGTCGTATTGGTCGAGGCAACATATAGCGAGTCTAACATCTCATAGACACCACGCAATCGCATGTCTACGAAAGTTTGCATACCACCTTTAACAGTGTAGAGGTAGCCGCGAATGGTTTTCTTCAATTCGCTATTACCGAGGTCAACGGAGCCTAACACTTCACTGGTAGGCACGATTATTTCCACCGGCTCGTTTAGTGATTGCTTTTGTAGTTTAATGAAGTTATCGAGCAACGCTTTGGATTCTCGATTACCTCCCATTGCTTCAAGCACTCTTTTTTTTGCGGCCCTTAGTTCGCTCTTTAATTGCTTTTCCATCGTTGTGTTTTTGTATTTGTCGTTTATCGTCATCTTGAATCTCAGCGGCCATACGATAGACTATTTCGTTAATTTTTCGACGTATCTCCATTCTATCGTCGGCAATCTGTTGTTGCGTCTTGCCGTAGGTACTGAGCAGTTTGTCAACGGTCGCCTCGTCGAACTTATTACGCATCAAGAATTGCTTTATTTGACCGTCGTTAACGAATTTCGGGTAGTAATGCTTGCTTACCTGCATGTATGGATAGACTTCTACCACGCCAAGAATTGCGGCCGATGGGCCGAATATCTGTTTGATTATCGGCTTGTATCCGTCATTCTCGACAATGGCAAATGTTTCGCCAAACGCAGTACGTAATTTTGCGATGCCTCTAATCCATATCACATCCGCCGTCGGCATAAACGGTTCGGGCAGATGCGCGAGGCCAGCGACCCGCAAACAATCTTCAAGTGCTTTATTCATAGGTGGACTCTAATTTTTCTATAAGTGCGGTGCGTTCTTTGCCTTGGTATTTATACTTTATGACGTTGCTACTTCTAACCCATGTCCCATCCGAAAGTCCATAGCATAGATAGCCGTTAGTATCGGCTGCCATAAATTCAACATAATCGGAAATTGAATTGTCGCCATCAATAACCTTCACGTAGTCGCCAACGTCAATGATTGAACTGGCATCCATAATAGGGCCATGCAAAGGCCGGTCATTAAACCATGATAGAAATTCGCCGAAAGTTTGTGAGCCATAGTTATCTGAACTGATTTGCTCCTTATAGCAATCAATACCATTGGCATATAGGTATCCGACTATCTCAGGCCATACTATTTCGTCGGCTCTAAATTCTGCGAGGTAATCCTTAATCTCTTGAATGGTTTTCATATTCTTATCTATGCTAATACGGATTGCGTTTTAGGCACATCAAGCATCATGCAGGTAATGTTTATCACCTGAAAGCTATTGCGGCCCTTATATAATATTTCTTGGCTTACTTCGTACTTTTGGGGTAATAGTTGTATATACCTATTACGGAAGTTATCGCTAAATTCCAACTTCTGACCACCAATATAATCCCATAATGTTTCCGCTCGGCTAAGGGCATCTGCGGCGTGGAACAGCACGGATAACACGCATGTGTTATTTTCGTAAGCCAGTTCGGATGGTGCAGGGACATACACCCTCGCCTTTGATGATTCCGGGAAGTCCTCGGTATATATATTCTTTATCGTCCTGTCCTGCGACTTGGTGAGCGAACGGTATATGCAGCCAAAGGTAGACTCCATATCTACCTTGCTAAAAGTTGTTGAGCCTTGCGGATATTTTTGAATGTAGAATTTATAATTACCGGCCATCGTTTATTTATTTTCTACGACTACGCATGGTGCGGCGTCTGAGTTTTCTATCTTAGAATTGAAAAGGTGAACAACCGCACGACCTTTACCGACTAATTCCACATCGCAGTTAACAATGTAAAGTTCGCATATCCTATCGACTACGATTCTATGCGCTTGGCCGAATATGAGCGCGGTACCTGTCTTAATGTTTATATCACCTTGTGGATTGTAATACCAAGCGGAGGAATATCCGCCCATATCGGGCATATATCCTTCATTGATAAAGCGTGAAAACTCGTTGGCAATGAATGAAACATCCGGCGCCCATCCTTCGTGTATGGCATGGGCTATAAACTCGATGCCTTGTATTGACATCGCCAAATCCATTAGTTGCTTCTTTGATTGCGCCTTATCCCACATATTAGCCATAGAGCATATACCGTGGGCGTTTGCGCGTTCTCTAAATGCTTTTAATTCATCCATAATGCAAAGGTAGTTATTTTTCAATAAATTACAAAAAGAAAGCGGCGTGTTTCACAACACACCGCAAACAAAACTAACAAAACTAAATAGTAACAGATTCTTTAAAAATAGGATTAACCAGTTACTTAACAATAACCATGAAATTTGAAACCTTCAATTCTCATGCAAAGTTAGTAAAAATATAGGACAAAAACAAAAGCCCTGCTTCACAACAGGGCTTTAATGTCAATTAAATGAAATCCAAAAATGCAAATGGCCGTGAATCACAAGTAAAAGGTCTTGAAAAACCGAAATAACAATTAATGTACCAATACTAATAGCTTTATAACACAGAGATTAACACATTTCCAATTATGTTGTAAACTTAACCATAACCATCAATGCAAAGGTATAACTTTTTTAATTAATATACAAACTTAAAAGGGGCATTCTTCTTCGCTTGTATTGAAAATATCGTTATCGGATTCATACGTCGGTAAGTCGCCAAAGGTTTGTTGTGTTCCTGTTTCCTGCCAATTATAGTTGATAACCTCGAATGGATCGCTTTTAAGTCTGTTGGATTCTATCTCAAACCACAATTTAATAAATTCGCCTACGGCTGCGCCCTTGTCGCGGCATTTGCATATTTCAATTACATTTGTGCATCCACTGGATAGAATGTCGTCGAGGGCAGCTTTACTGAGGAAGTCGCGCGCAGACGTTTCAAAATCGCGGTTGATGCGGTGTGCTATGAATATATTCTGCGCTAAGTCCGGCATATTACCGCTGCCCGAAATGCTGTTAGGCCGCAAGAATCCGAGGCTCTTATTTGGGTGCATCACAATATGGATATGACAATTCAACTTCTTAGCCAATTTCGTTAACCTGCGCACCATATCCTTTTGCACTTCGTATTTGTCGCCGTCGAGATCTGACAGGTCGAGCGTCATGAGATTGTCGAGAAAATATTGGTCGTGCGGGTCTTTAATGTGCAGTTCCTCTATATCATTTTCAATCTGCAAATAATTCTCGCCGTATTCCTGTTCGTATAGGTCAAAGTATTTATCAATCCACGGGTCGATTTTTTCGACAATGTTATTAGGGGTATAAAAGTAGTTGTTGAACTTGCTTGGCTTATTGTATGCTTTGCCTGCCGCTTGCAAATACATCCATGTCTTAACCTCCGAATCGTCCAACTCGCCAGTCCATAATGCGCTTTTAAAGCCTCGTTGAGCCGCATTGAGAATGAGCATATTTAGGATGGTGGATTTTGCCGAACCACGCAGGCCGCTCCAAATACTGATGTGCTTGCGCCTGAACCCACACATCACATTGTCAAGCGCAGGCATCCCCGACACAATGTAGTTTTCCATGGAAATCTCGGCCTTTCTTACCGAGCCGAGTTTTTTCCACTTTGGCCCCATGTTTGGCATCTCCGGGATAGGAATGAACTCCGGGCGTTGATATTGTCCGTAATAATTACGCTTATGTACATACTCGTTGTAGGTGAATCGGTCATAAGCGTGGGGGTCGTAATGCAGCCTGAAATCTCTGAATGTATAATGGCTACATGACGAATGTAGACATCGGAACGCTATGGCATTGTTAGGAAACACGAACAATGCCGCGTCGGGTGCTTTGTGATTGTTGTTGAACGGACATTCAGCCAATATCAGTTTCTCACATTGGCCGGTCTTGATTCGCTTTGCAATCTTTATGTCGTATTTCTCAATAAATGACTCGATGTCGAACTTATCTGAACTTTGGTAATGGTTGGCGCGTGACGGCGTTTCGGGCTGTGGCAGCAGACCAGCTATCTTTTCAATATAGACAACATCCGTTTCTTTAAGATTATCGGGAGCCTTGACTATATAAGCCATTCGATGCGGCCTTTCGGGCGTATTCGCACCCTTTCGATTCATAAAGTATGGCAGGCGACAAATACGACTGGGATTACCAACAACGCCGTCTATCTTTACATGCTCGTCCGAAAACAGCATACCAAGAGCATCGAGGAAATCTTTAACGAGCTTTTGCCGTTCGGGCGTATTTTGTAACTTAACCTTGTACAATAGGTGGATGCCCGAGCCGCTACATGTTACCAATGGCTCTGAAAAGTTTTCGTTACGCAGAAAAGCATAAACCGCGTTGGCCTTGCTTTTTGCATACGCCAATTCCTCGTCTGACGATGCAACCCCTGCGCTACGCTCGCAATCAAGGTCTATAAGTATGAAATAATAGCCCTCGATGTCGCGGTCGCTCGTCGACTCCTTCGGGTTAAGCACCATTTTATCGCGTTGCAGTCGCGAATAACAGGATTCGGCAATTTTGTTTAAAGTCCAATAGACATTATAGCTCTCAAACGGCGTGAGGGCTTCTATTATAGTGTTTATGTTAGTGAAATAACCTGAATATACCTTGCGGGAGTTCTGTGGGTCAAATGCCCTAATCTCTACAAGTTCATGGTTATTTTTGCAAAGGTCATACCACAACCTCAAACCTCTGTCCTGTTCCGGTGTCATTGAAATTCGCTGTCTTTTATCTTATGAACGCCATCCATAATCTCGTCGTATGCTTGGCGTTCCAAGTATGTTTTGCAATAGCCTCCTTCAAGAATCTTGGCTATCTGTCCTTTGTTGTCGCGTACTATCCAGTCGTAATCTGCGCACCAAGTGCCATCTGTGCCGTGTTGAAGAAATCCTGTCACCGATACAATCTCAAATATCTTTATGAGGTCGGCTACCTCAATACCATTCTTTTGCAGACATGTGCGCGTCTTTAATTTGCGTTGTGGCGTCATCCTTGAAATTTGCGGCAATCCCGGGTTAATCTCGTTCCATTTGTTCATAATGAAATCGTAGTTGAGCGTCACGGATGGGTTGGCATCTTCCTCAAATGATCCCATTTCGTATGCAAACGAATAATCCTTATTATAAAGCATGGCCTTATAATATGTATTGCCGTCCTCGTCCTTTGTGGCAATTAACGCCTTACGATTGCGGAGGTCTTTTATAAGGCTGTTTAGCTCCTTCCTTGACAAGCCGAGGTGGGCCGCGAGCGTAGCCATCTTAACGATAGCGCCGCTATCCCCCTGCGGCAGGGCGTCAATATAAATCAGCGCCCATTTGTGCAGGGGGGGTAGCTGCGTATTCTCAAAGAATGAGGTGGGAATGCTTATGTATTGCGTCCTTAGCTTCATACAGGTTGAGTACTCATTGGCATTATGAGCAGTGTGCGCTCCTTATTCTCGTCTTTAAGAAGGACAGCACTACTGGGGTCTTTAAGGCAGATTGTGACATCCTCGCTCTGCGTAGCGTTAAGCAGTGTGCGGAAGTATGAGTTGTGCATACCGAACACCATAGAGCATGTTGAGCCTACGGTCATTGATTCTGATGCGCTTGCCATTAGGTTATCTGCCTCGACCGACATGTTGTTGTTGTCAACGGTGAACTTAATCATTGATGATTCCGAGCAAGCAAGTGCAACGCGACCAATAACCGCATCGAGAGTGTTTTTGTTCACGACTACCTCGATGTTGTTTTCGGTGGGGATAATGCGTTTTACGTTAGGAAATTTGTAGTTATAGCCTGCCGAGAAGATGATCGTATCGGGCGTCTGAAACGAGTATTGTTCTTTTGAGATGTACACTGATACGGATTCGACTTTCCTTGCGGCTTTGGCGATAAGTGATGTAAGTGTCGGGTCGATAAAGAATGACACATCAGGGACATTGCCCTGCAATTCATGTGTCGAATGGTAGCACATATGTGTATCGGTGCCTGTCACCTCGATTGTGCCGTCTACAACGTTGATGTAGACATTCTTCATCATCGGCCTGTAATCATCATTACCGACAAACGATTGTGCGGTGCTTACGTCGTTAACGAATATGTTTTGAGGTATATCTACCCTGTCGCCCACACTTGGCACAAATGGCTCGGGGTAATCGTTTGCAGGGAGTGCGGCGAACTTCATTTTGCCGCTACCGTATTTAACCGTTACATGGCTATCCTCGACTTGAAACATGATTGTTTCACGGGATATTTTTGAGATAATGCCGATAAGGGCAGCGCAGTTCACGAGAAACGCGCCATCCTCGCTGCTGCTGTCCGCCGTGATGTATTTGCGGATAGCACGTGTACCGTCGGACGTTTGAAGTCTTACGTTATTGTCCTTGACAACAAACTTAACATTGTCGAGAATTGGCAGTTGCTTATTTTTGCCAGCAAAGGCACGGAGGTCTTGCAACGCGTCCGCCAAAGTTCTGCGATTAATTAGTAATTCCATTGCGTTTAAGAAACAAGCCGCAGCACATTTCCGTTACCAATGTGCTGCAGCTTGTGGTGTGTTATGAGCGGTATGGAAGTGTAACGGACTTCCGGGTGCAAAAGTATAAATTAATTTTGGACTTTCAAAATTTGATGCCGTCGATTTTTTGCGGCGTTTCTACGGGCTTTAGAGTATTTTCGATTGCCGTGTCATCGTTGTTTGAGGCTGTTTCAGACACCGTATATGTATATCCCTCAGTAGGCCATTCACGAAATAATCCCACACGAATATCGCCATTTTCTTTCTTAACAATAAGTTCGTGAGAATTTTTGAAGGCGTCGAGGACTGGCGTTTTTTTGAATGTCACTTTCACATACCGTTTACCGGTACGTGGTTCTTTGATTATATCGTCAGGGGCAATATCATCAAGACAAATAACACCTGTGGCTAAAAAGTCTGTCATATTATTCTCTGATGCGTTTTTTTTAATTTCGTCTGAATACAATCGGGCAAAGCCTGCGTAAAGTTCGTGTCTGCACAATCTGACCCTCTTTTCAGGGTCACGAATCTGAAACACCAACTTATGCGTTTGTAGCGCAGCGTTAGGCTCAATCTCTATCATGCGGATGCCTAATAGCGGTTCGCCGTTTGCGCTACGCTTGACTTGTCCGGCATTGATGGGTATTACCACACATTGCTGCAACTCGCCATCTATCTCAACGCGCTTTTCGGTCACGTAAGGTAACTTGGTGAGGTTCAATGTGAGGTAATAGTTCATGAGTATAAGGTAGATTTAAATTCTCCGTTATCTGATACGTACATTGCGATAACCTGCGTATCAATATCGGGAATATTGTTTTCTGTAATCTGTTCGGCATTGTCGATAAAGATGGGCAATTTCACACCATAACGAGCCATAAAGGCCATTGCGATGTCGATGCCTGCGCGTAGCTTATTTGCCGAATTGGTTACGCTTACATCAACGCCATCAATAGAGATTGAGCATGTATCGCGAAGATTGCCCGACTTGTCGAAGTCGAGCATTTCAAGCTGACACAAATGCAAATTCTTATTGGCGCGTTCACGGACGATTGAGGCCCACTCTCGCTCGCGCTCAATGATCTTTTGCAGTTGACCCTCAAACAATGCCATGCGTTCTGCGGTAAGCTGCCTGTCGTATTTCAGTTTGTCGATGTTTGCAACGCCCCTTGCATAAATATCACGCAGGCCAAGTATTCTTGATTGTTCAGAAAGTTCCGCAAGTGCAGCGTCGCGTCGTGATTCAAGTTCCGTTGTATCGCGGTGAGGAATCTCAGTCATATTAGCTTGGAGATTCTCTATTTCGCGTTTGAGGTCTTGCGCTTGCTGCGTTTGCTCAAATGGAACAATCATAGCCTTTGCGTTCTCGATAGCATCTTTGTACGGCTGTAAGTCAATAGGCTCACGTGGTACAATCTCGTTGAGCTGTTTTTGGTATTCTGCGAGGTCTTTTTCGCAAGCTTCCACCTTATCGCGGAGCGCCCATCCTCTTTTTGCAAGGTTTTCTCTATCTTGCTTTTGTTTGGCATCGAACTCTGCCTTTGCAGATTCTACCATGTCAGCCGGGAGCGTTTGCCCGCAATACTCGCATTTAGATTCAAACACCTTGTGCTTGACCGCCTCGCTGTCCTCTCGGAGTTGCGATAGCATCTCCTTTGCGAAAGCAATGTTGTCTTTACATGATGTGATAAGTTGTTCAATGCTCGATTTACGGCGTATAAGCGATTCGTTGTATCGGGCAATTTCTTCATTATCCATCTGCTTTTTGCGCAGATTGTGTTCAGCTTCGCGGACTTCGGTGCGTTGGCTTGCATCCCATGCCGATGCGGCTTTTGTAAGTTCAGTCTGCTTGCGCAGAATCTCAACTTGCTCTGCGGCGCGCTTTTCTGAATATGGCCGGATACGTTCGCTTTCGTCTAAGATTGATGCGTCTATTTGCCTGAGCGTTTCGTTTATCTCTTGGATGCGTTTCTCGGCTGATTCGACCGGCGTAAGGTTGGGGAGATTATTGGTGGAGGCTTTAATATCTGCCTCCAATTTGTCGGACTGCTCCTTTAACGGATTTATCTGTTGCCGCAGGTAGTCTTTTGCATTAGTGCTACCATATTTGCTTAGAATAGTTTCTATGGATGTGTAATCACCTTGCAGGTCTGCATCGGTGACTTTTTCAACAAGGTTTGCAAAGTGCGCACGCAACTTCTTCCAATCTTCGTCAATAAAGTATCTGACGTTCAGCATCAATGGAAGTTTATCGACCGGCCCGAAGTTTTCTGTAATGAAGTCCTTATATGCCGTAGCCGTAACTTCAAGTCCGTTAATGTAGAATTTGTATTCGTCCGAGGTATCTTTAACATACTCGGCCGAACCTCTCGGCCGTATCCACCTTTGCTTTGCGACCTTGCGAAGCGCAATATCCTCACCATTGAGGATGAATATGCCCTCGACTTCTGCCGGGGTCGCGTTTTCGTATTTCAGTTCCTTTCGGTCGTCGAATAGATTGTAATTGAATCTACCCTCAGAATCGAGGCCATAAATGAGCCATAGGAAAGCGTCTAAGACCGTTGATTTGCCCGAGCCGTTAGGCCCTTCAATCACGACCCTGCGCGAGAAGTCCAACTCCCGTGACTGAGCGCGGAAGTCGGACAACTTAAGGTGCTTTATCTGAATTGTATTCATCTGATGTATTTAGAAAGGAAGCGGGCCTCCGTTTGATGATACTCGTTCATATCCCTGTGGCGGCTGCTGTGCATAGGGCGTGGGCTGTGCGTATGGTGCAGGTGCGCTTGCGTCTTGTGGCTTATTGGAAACAATAGGTTTTGCGCTACCGATAAAGGGCGTGTTGCGGGCTGCTTCCGGGCCGAGTTGAGTGTATCGTTCTTTTGACAGCTTTTGTTTTACGCTGTGCGTTTTGCCATACTGGTCGGGGCTTCGCTTCTCCCACATACTGATTGTAAGATACGCTTTGCCGTTAGATACATAAATGTCGGCCACTTCTGAATCAATAATGATGCACTGATGGCCGGTTGTCGGCGACGTCTGCATCTGAACGCCGGGGAGTGCAGTCAGCTCCACACTGATTTGATAATTTGCCATATTATTGTTTATTGGTGTTTCCGTATAATGGGCTACGCGGATTGTTCGCCATCATCTCGGTTGCAAAGTCGGCCGCGAGATTAATCGCGAGGCTCTGCATTTGCCGATTATATGTATATTTGTGGCTATCGGCCTTATCTATGTAGTCGGCAATCCGATGCAGCAATTCATTGTTTTCTTTGAGCAACGCAAGCATCTCGTCGTTCATAGATTCAGCTTTGCTTTGAGGTGTTCGTTGGCGGCATCGTGGCACTTGTCGATGTATTCAGCATTGTCACACATCATATCTGTAAGTGTAGGCTGATTAGGAATGATAACGAGGGCAGCAAGATTACGCGACAATTTGCACATTGCTTCGATGTCCGCTCTGAAATGGAAGTCATCAAGTCCTATCTTTTTCAGTTCAGACTTAACGACTTCGGAACAATCATTTAGCAGGTCGGCCACAAGGCTACATTCAAGTAGGCATTTGTAGACCCTATCCTTAACATCTTGTCCGTATTGTTTTAGGGCTTCACTGAGTTGTATAGGCTCATATTGCTCTGCCTCTTTAATATCGTCATTGATTACCTTGAGCTTCTGCTCAATTCTAATCATTGTCACAAGGTCATTGCGGCGTAAGGCGTATGCCCTATCAGATTCGAGCCGTTGTCGAGTTTGCCGCAGTCTTTCGAGTTTTGTCATATTAGAGAATGGATCTAATGCCGATTATAAGAGATATAAGGCCAACGAGGCCGAGAACGACCATAATGATACAGCCGCGATTGCTGTATTCTTGTTCGCCAATAAGTGCGTCAGGCACTGAATAAACGTTGCCACGGTAAAAAGCATGGTATGTCGTTTCAATGGTATGGCCGGTATCTTCGCAATACACCGTAATATCGTCCTTATTTCGCCATCCTACAATCTTCATGGTTTGGCCGTATCGGTTGCAACGTATCTCGCCGCAATGCTTCTTTGTAACACGCTTTTTCATTCGATTGCTATAATGATTTTCTCGCCGTTGCTCGATGCCCTCTTTAACATCGGGTATAGCTTGTTTTGCAATGTGTACATGCTGTTTAGCACCTTTCCGACAACCATATTTTCGCCGACAATGATGCAACCAGCCGAATCTTTGGCGGTGTTGCCTGCGTGGATTAGTATGCCATCAAAATCGGGTACATTCAGCAGGCGAGGCAGATAGCCACCGCACCATGAATATGCGGGCCTTTGCGAATACTTCGGCGACTTAACTTTGAGGGTAACTTCGTATTTGCCATAGGGTATGGCTGTTTCGCCATATATCTTCTTTTCGCCATTGTCAAATCTTCCATTTTTGTTGACATCGCGAACACAATCCTCAATGGTATCACAAATGTATTTACCATCGACGTACAATTTGCCGATGGTATATGCAGGCCGCAGGGCTATTCGTTTAAGAAGCAATTTCATACTGCAAAGATAATGATTTTGTGGTTGATACGCAAAGAAAAAGTTCAAACATTTCTGCCGAACTTTCATGTTTGACATACTCCCACGGCTAAAGCGCGTGGGATTCTTGTGTGCAAGCGGGGGACGCCGTATCAGATACGGTCTTACTCCCGCTCCACAATTCGGAGATGCCCCTCCGAAGTATATTCTCAGCCGCATTTGGCGCAAACGAATAGTGACATTTTGATTACTTGAATAAGCAGGTATATTCATTTCTGCGGCTCTCGTACTCTTTCGTGTCAATGAATCCGCAGGGCTTCATTTCGCGGCATACGCCTGTTAGCACACAAGGCTTTTGGCATAGCTTCACGATGTCGGGGTCTATCTTTTCAAGCTCCATAAGCACCTCGCGCCATATTGAGCGCGTTTCAAGGCTTGCTTTGTTGCATAGCCGGGCTTTTGATATATTGATTATTTCCTCGGCGTTGACAAGTAATGCCATGCTTGTAGGTGCGAGCCGGTCGAATCTTTCAGGAAGCATATCCACTTTATCGGCGTATTCGCAGTAATTGTAGGCGAGTTGCCCTGCTGGGGTATCCATGTGATTTATATGTTCGGTTCGGATTCCAAATGCAATATTGCGGCATACGTCGTTAAAGTCCTCACCGCCACGGTCAGTGCGTTTGCTGAGGACGTAGGGCTGTGCGTGAATGTGCCGTACAAGATGGCCCATCACGAATTGTGGGATGTTGTATAGCTTGATTAAATATATCTGAGCGCGGATGATTGAGTGCCCGCTTTTGAGGGCTTTAAGCCACGACATTTTGCAAGGCTTGCCGGTTGTCATCGAAGCCACCTCTTGAAACAGATTCGGCTCGGTGATTCTTCTGACTTCTATTTTCATTCTTCTCCTTTCAATAATTTATTGCGTTTATATTGTTGATACTTCCGTTCCGCCCACGTTTCTAAGTGGTCTGAGATGGCAAATGCGGCCCATATCAAAGGCGTGGCAAGTGCTACGCCTACGCCGAATTGAAAGCCTATACAAATCATTGTTTGCCTCCTTTCTCCGCTTCGGCAATAAGGGCATCTGCAAACTCCAACGCAGTGACAGCCGTTTCTTGCGCGTCATATCCTTTGCCGCGTGATATGATTGCCTGCATAGCCATTGCCGCTAAATGCAGTCTGTTATGATTCTTAAATCCGCGCTGTATCAGTTTGTCGCAGAGGTTGCGGTCGGGATATTTCTCGCCAGTTTGCATTTCGGTGTGAGGATTTGAGATAGGATTTTCGTTATCGCAATTTTCGGTCGGATTTTGAGATAACGGCTCGGCGTAAGGTTCGAGGTCGGATTCAGGGATACTACCGGATATGTTAAAGAGGAAATATTTACCATCTTTAGTGACGGCTGCTATTCTACGCACGTCAGCTTTATATCGCACATAATCGCCCACTTTGAATTTCGGTTCGTCTTTGCAATTCTTTCCAATCTTTTCAACTTTGGAAAGAATTGGCGGCTCTGATTCATCAGGCAGGCACTTGGAGCCGAAAAGGTTCTCCAATACACACATTATCTGTAAGTGCATGGAATATATCTTAGAGCCATAGACTTCATTGCTTACAATGTGCCTTGATTCCTTGTAAATTTTCTGTGCATCCTTGCGGCTCACGGTCAGCATCTCCTCTCCCTCCGCGTCCTTCTCCTGCTTGCCGAGGGCATCTTTCATGCCGTGGTAATAGCCTTTGTATAGAGCGTCCCAATCAACTTGCCCTATCTCATATTCTCTGTCGGCAAATTCCTTCGCCGCTTCTTCTATCGTCTTGTTCATAATTCAATCAGTTACACCATACATTTCTTTCAGTAATCTCAATCCTTCGGGGTCTTTTATAAACTCCTTGGCATCATACCGGAAAATGAACCCGAAACCGCTCACGATTGACGAATATCGGGTAATCATAAACTCCTTATGGTTCATGAAGTTGAGGCATATAGACCACTTATAGCCCTTTGATGGGTCATAGCCTGTCTTTTTACGGATAGCGTCAAGGGCTGTTGACATTTTCAATGCTTGTTCTTTTGTTATATCTTCTCATATTTCAGCCCGAAAGCCCAACGGAGCATAAGCCGCTTGAATCGGGAGATGGGTTTGTAGACTGATATTCTGCTCATGGTCGGCTCGTGAATGAGCTGACCTATCGGGTCGGGCAGTTTGATGTAATACCCAGCCTCTTTCATTGCGCCGATTGTGTTCTCCGCATCTTTGATTTTGCTTTGTCCTATCATACCTCACTCTCCTTTCTTTATTAGTTCAAGCGCGGCGGCGATTCCTGCGGATAGGGCTTGCTCATATTTCTCGAACATCCATATTCTTTCTTCCTCGGCGTTGGGGTCAGGGTTAGCATAGCCGTTAGTATAGTAGTGGTCGCACGGCTCATCGAATCCGCACTTTTTCAGAGCGAGAGCCAGCTCGTAGCTTACATAGTCCTCGTTATTCATTCTTTCTTCTTGTTAAGTTCCGCAATCAGGGCGTCGGCGTAAGTTACAGCGTGAAATGCGATATCATTGCCTACTACCTATGATAGCTAATCTCATTCAGGATTATCTTCTACATATTTCCGAATAGCCGAAGCTACAAACCTACCTAAATTGACTGGCACAGCATTACCTATCATCTGTTCAATTTCACTTTTAGAACCTATGAAATTGAAGTTTTCAGGAAATGTTTGTATCATACTTCTTTCTTTAGTAGTAAGGGGTCTTATACCCTCTAAGCTACTTACTGGGTCATTATGATGAATAGGGTAGCCAGCAGGGATAGGTCTATTAACACCCCTTATAGTAGGGCTGGGTTCATTAACACTAAATACACCCCTTCTAGCGTAACTTCTAGGGTGTCTGTAGTAAAATTCAAAGTCTATCTTATCACCAAAATAGTCCTTAACAGTCATTTCCTTTTTGGCTAGTTGCTGATTGATATAGGGTAACAGAAAATCATCTTCTGCCCCCAGTTTGCCTATCAGGAAGAATCTTTTTCGTTTTTGAGGAACACCGCATAAAGCAGCATTAAGAACTATCTGTGTTAGACCATAACCTGCTTCTTTGAAGATAGCCTTAGCCCCTACCAGTTTGTTTGTCTTAGTAATAGTAGCTACATTTTCCATCACAAACCAGTTAGGACGAATCTTTGAAATAATACCTGCATAGGATAAGGTCAGGTTTCCCCTTCCGTTATCTTCATTTCTAAGACCTGCACTGCTGAAGTCTTGGCAAGGTGGGCCACCTATAATCATATCTGGGTGATATTGTCTGATATGTTCTGAAGCTAAATCTTCATCTGACAAATCTACAGTATTTATAGGGTGATTAAAGTTTGCTGCATATACGGCAATAGCAGCAGCCCAGTTATCATACGCAGCTACTACATTCATTCCTGCATTTTGGAAGCCTAAACTAAGACCGCCACAGCCACTAAACAAATCTACTACATTCATTCTTCAAAAAGGTCAGGGCTGTTTACTATAACAGCGTCAAATCTTCTTTCAGTGCTTTAATCATCTGTGCGGCTACAGCTGCTATAACTGGGACTGCTACAGAATTGCCACACTGCTTCTTCACCTTACTATAGGGTACTACTATTTTATAAGTATCAGGAAACCCCTGAAGCCTTAACATTTCTCTTTCTGTCGGTCTGCGTTCATCATTTATTAAAATGTAGTTAGCAGAAGCCCCAGCCCTTAATGCAGCTGAAAAAGGGTGTGGGGTAATACTACCTGCTTTATTTTCGTGAGAAATATATGGTTTGGGATAATTGGGATTTTTCAGACGCATTAACCTAGATTCCCTTATATTATCTCTGACAAAGTATTTGCTATCTACTTCTGTTTCTAGAACATCAATCAATTTCTTCCTACTTTGTTGAGGTGTTGGGTCTAGAAAGGCAAAGAAAACATTCTGTAAGAATCCGACAATTATTATTCTTTCCCTTTTTTGGGGTACACCGTAATCTAAGGCATTTAATACTTTTGCGTGAACATAATAGCCCAGTGCTTCCAAGTGAGATTTAATAACCCTAAAAGTGTTGCCATTGTCGTGGGCTGTTAAATTCCTTACATTCTCTAACATAAAGGCTTTTGGTCGCTTTGCCTTTAAGATTCTTTCTATCTCAAAGAATAAAGTTCCACAAGTTTCATTATTGAAGCCTTCTCTTTTCCCTATAATTGAAAAAGCCTGACACGGAAAACCGCCTAATAATATATCAAAGTTTGGTATATCATCAGCTTTAATTTTGGTAATATCCCCTGAAGGGTGTTCCCCAAAATTTGCTTCATACGTTTTACAAGCGTCTTCATCAAATTCAGAAGAAAACACACATCTTCCACCCACACTTTCAAAGCCTAGGCGAATACCACCTATCCCTGCGAATAGGTCTATAAAGGTGAAGTTATTCCAATTCATTTACTTCTTCTGATAGGGTATATTAGGCTGCAAAGTTACCACCTAATTTCCACATATCCAAGCGTTTTGAGAATAAAGTTATATCTGTGTCTATCCAATTAAGCAAAGAGCACATTATACGTGTCGCTATCCTCCGCCTCTCCACCTCGGTGTTCATGCGGAGGATGCGGTTGAAGTTGTCGTTATTTTCCATCTTTCCTCGGCTTTAAAACACTGAACTTATACGGCTCGTCATCCCAAGTCAGCTTCGGAAGGCGTAGCATCTCAATAAGTGCCTTAGTTCCCTCTTCGCCAATGTATGAACCGCCGTCGGCAGGTTCCCAAGTCCATCCATTAGCCCACTCGCGGCGCACGGGCTTGGAGCGGAACGTATATTGCCTCCCATCGGGGTCTGTGGCCGTCCAATAGTCTACTCTTTCAGGCTCTTTCTCGTCTATGGGTCGCACGTCCATCAGTTCGCCGCCTTCCTCGCATGTGAGTGGTGTGCCGGAATGAACGTTATGCCAGTCGTATTCGGTCGCGAGCGCATGGAGGATGCTTTTGTAGGTTGCGTATCCCTGCGCCACCTCCTTACGGACGTACTTGTTGGTAGTGTCGCGTCCATTCCAGCAGACACAATCGCCTTTCATGCCAAGATTCATCATCGGGCGCACGTTGTCGCGCATGAACTCGCCTATCTCGTTGCAGTTGTCGAACATCATCAGACAGTTCATAAGCTGGGGCTGGCCGCCGATAAACCGCGTTACATCCTCCACCATCGAGGCCATGAGTCTCAGTTTTTCTTCGGTGCATTCGATGCGCCATTTGCGCTTTGGGGTGTATTCTTGTTTGCTCATTGTTTCTCGTTTTTAGGGGTGAATTTATGGCAGATGCCACACATACACCAGTTGTATATTCGGCATTGCTTAGAGCCGTTGATACCAACTTCGCAATACTTGCAGTCTTTAGGCTCGCAATTATCAGGCATTCTGCGGTCGCTGTTTAGTCGGTGTCGGTGTCATATCAGTTTATTTGCTCGGCTAAGCCGGGATTCAATTTCGTATTTTTCTTCGGGTGTCATCTCTTCTCGGTGTTTGTGTCGGGGATTGAGGGAATAGGCATCCAAAATGGCATCCGAACTTTGTAGGTGTTATCGGGAGCTTCATACATATCCTCGCCATCATAGTAGGCAAGAGAGGCTTCATTTGAGTTGCGGCAGAGTATCAGCTTGCCAAATGGTGGTTCTTCCTCCTCCACGCTGCGCCACATGGACTGCTCGTAGGCGGTGTAGCCGTCCTCAAAGGCTTGCTCTATATCGTAGCCGTCAAACGTCTGTACTCGCTTGTTGTACTCCATGCGATAGGTCGAGTTTGGTAATTGTGCCTTTACTCTCTTCTCGGCGTACTCCTGCGCCTGCTGGTCTTTGGTCGGGGTCATATTCTTTCTTCGATTTGGGTTAATAATTCGTCTACGGTCATTTCGAGATAGCCACGATAACCTGCTATTTCTCGCAGTATCGGGCGTAGGGATTCGATGGTGAAGAAGTACGGCGTATCGTCATATTTCTCATAGTCGCTGTTATGCGGGTCGCAGATGGCATCAACCACTACATCGGGTAGTTGTGAGGCTAATTCATAGCCATTCTCTATACCCCAGTTGACCGCCATGCGTGTTTCGCTTTCTGTCATGCGGTGGCCCTTGTGCATAATGAAGTCTCCCATCGGGCCGTCATTGCAGTTTGCTTTAAAGCCTTTAATGTTTACGTCCATTTTTATATTAAGTGCCGTAAAACCCACAGGTCTTTAGCCTGTGGGATGTAAGGCACTATCCTTGGTTTCTAATGTATTCTATAACTGTATTTGGATTAGCCTCGCCTATTGAGCAGACGAAATATCCGTCTGACCATAAGGTTTTCTCTTTCCAAAAGTATTTTCTCAACACACTGTCATATAAGCGCCACGAAAAGACTGTACTCTCCTGCTTTAGCTTCCTTACATTTGTTAATCATCACATTCTATTAGCTCTCCATTTTTAAGGCGATACCAAGTGCCGGCCTTGATTGTAACACCGTCTACAACTGCAACTTTGAAATCTTTAATATCGTAGCTGCTCTCGTTCTCCTCTGCAATAACAAGGATGGCACCGATTCCACCGCGTACCCGCACGTTATTACCGCGAGCGACGGAAAGTCCATGCTTACCCGATGACGATTTTCCGCGCGAAGTGGCCGCACCGCTATCGCCTGCCGTGGCCGCACCGCTATCGCCTGCCGTGGCCGCACCGCGAGGACCTGCCGTGGCCGCACCCCAGTCACCTGCCGTGGCCGCACCGCGATAGCCTGCCGTGGCCGCACCGAGAGGACCTGCCGTGGCCGCACCGAGAGGACCTGCCGTGGCCGCACCGCTATCGCCTGCCGTGGCCGCACCGCGAGGACCTGCCG